CCTCGCCACGATCTCGTGCGTAGAATGTAGTTGCACCCGCTGCCATTGCCGCTTCGTACTGTGCTTTCTGTGTCTCGCCTTCGAATGGGCTGAAAGGATGTGTATTGCCAACAACCTTGCCCAGCGAACTGATGCTGCCTTGATCAATCAAGTCACGCAGTTTGAACGGGTCGCTATAGTGTTCAGCAAGGATTTTGCCGTTGTGCTCGAGATAGCCGTCCCAGTGGCAATACACTTGCTGGACTGTGCCGTCTGCGAATTCCAATGCAATAGTGCTTCGTGTTCCCATTATGTGCTCCTAGTGTTTCAGTGTATGTGCTTATTATAGCACGGTTTTACCAACTTGTCAACCAATCAACTCAATACCACTACACGGCGTAGGGTTTCATCAACAATCTCTCGGCCCTCGTCGTCAAACTCGCTCTCGTCATCGTTTTCTACGAGCTTGTCCATGCGGTGGTAGTCGCTGTACACTACTGCACCTTCGTCGATGCGGCCCACAGCAGGGGCAACCTCTGTGCGCCAGTGGTCACCATAGTTGTAGCTGAAGTGGACCTCTGCGTCCTTGTCCATGTAGCCTAGTTGCTCGATGAGTTGCGATACTTTCATGCTGTGCTCCTTAGTGTTTCAGTGTAAGTGTATTATATACTAGTTTTCCCAGACTGTCAACTCTGGTGTTGCAATAACCTTACTAGTGACAGGGTCTTGTTTGACAAACACTTTGCCACTGTCGGTGCCGCCTTTGACTTGGAAGGTTACAGTATAGCAGAACTCGCCGCCATTGGTTACACCCAGAAACTTGACGCCCGTGTATCGATCCTTGCGTTTAGTAGGGCCACCGTGTACCAGTGCAGTGAGAGTGACTGCATCCAGTGAACTACCCCATTTAAGTTTCTCTGCTGTGATCATACGGTCTCCTTAAAGTAAATTGCCTGCATACGATTGCCTACGCGATCCTCTACGTATGCAATATCGCCGTCCCATTGTACGTTGGGGTTAGCAAGCACTTTCTTTGCGATGATCTTCACAGACCGCTCGTTAACGCTGTTTTGTACATTGTAGCCGGGCCCGTGATTTGTAGCGCCGTCTTGTGTGTAGCTGTACTTGCCGAGGCACCCGCACATACAGCCGATTTTTCCGCTATAGGTTTTTACGATTTTGCTAATGTCTAACATTGTTGCTCCTGTTTAGTGTATGTGTGTATTATAGCACTGTTTGGGCAAAGTGTCAACCAAAGACCCTTTGCCCTCTAAGGTTATGCGTTCTGCATAAACGTGTTAATAAAGCACTCGCCTACATCGCAGGACACATAGTTGTCCCCTTGCATTCCCTGCTCGCTGTAGCTTACATCGCTAGCGTCAAAGCCCTTAGCGGCTAACAGCTCTACAAGCTCTCGCATAAACTGCTTGTCTGTGTATATGAGACCCAGCTCATCGACATCCCATGTGTCTGTGTTAAAATAAACACGCAACTCGCCGAAGTCTAGTTCGTCGTTAGTGTATGCAAGTTGCAGGCGGGTGACCTCTACTGCTGTTTTAGTGTTGCTCCAATAGCCGCCACCGCCTGTGTTTAGCGTTGCATTTACTTTGTACATCTCTGCTCCTTAGTGTATAAGCATGTATTATAGCACAACTCAATAACCCTGTCAACCGAAGGGTTATTCGGTATCTTCCTCGTTCTCCTGCTCTGCTTCGTACTCAGCGACTGACTCGCTGATACCAAACGCCTCATCTAACTCAGGCGGCAGTTCTTCAGCAATCTGATCACTGTTCATGTTACCATACTCGTAGTATTCGTCTTGCCCATCTTCAAAGATGCCTGCAAAAGCCATGCCTGGCTCGTAATACATGGCACGGATCTTGAAGCCCATGTAGAACAGTTTCTCATAGGCTTGAATAGGAGGAGCCCATGCACTGTCAAAGCCCAGTATGATACCGCCTTCGATATCATTGTAGGTTCCATCACCACCGCCAACATCCCACTTGGTACCCCATTCGTTGACAGCAAAATCATACCAGTTGCCGTAGCCGTGTGTGGCAAGGTTGCGGGCTGTGTCCTCTTCCAGCTTCTTCTGCTCGTCCGGGTCACCCACTCGTCCTGCTACGATATGTAGGCTCTCTGGCACCGGAATGAACTCCGCAAGGAACTCTCCTTTAATGAACGCGGCCTTAGCACGAGCAATCATTGCTGGATCTGCGTGTTCCAGCGTGACAGTGTTGTTGCACCAATTAGGCATCGTAGCTCTCCTCTCCAAGTTCTGTAATCTCTTCTTCTACCACAGTAATGCCAACGATGCGGAACCGTTGTGTCATATCGCTAACACCTAAGAACGCATCACCGAAGCTTTGGTTCTCTGCTAGGAACTCTAGCACATCTTCACGACTGGTGCCTTCCGGCACTTCGATCTCTTGTCGCAGGATAGTTGTTACATAGGCTTTCATATCAATCCTTCTTTGTTACTTGTACAGTGAGTAGACCCTTGATCAAGATCACAGCCGCCCAGGTCTCCATAGTGTAAGGAATGGCCAATACAGGGAACAGTGTGTTCAATGCCCAAATGGTTACAATGGGTCCAATGATGATCAAGAAGATCACAAAGGCAATCACAAAAAGGTACTTCATTTAGATCTCCAAAGAGTAAAAAGACACAGTAGGATCGATGCTGATCAGTTCCTCTACGCAACGCATCAGGTAGGCCTGCTTCTGGCGAACCTCTGCACCACGCAACTCGCCATCGCAGGTCAAGTTCTCTGGGCTAAGGTCTGCGTCTAGGCTGTTGGCAATGCTTTGACGATCTGCCTTGTTGAGCAGGCTCACTTGACGACCTTTGAAGATCGCGGCCCACTTGTTCTTCTGTGCCACATAGGCTTCGATAGTTTGAATGTTCATCTCTGCTCCTTGTTAGTGTATGTGTGTATTATAGCAGGTAATTTTGGTCTTGTCAACCAGGGGATGTCTGATCAGCGAACGCAGTTTTGATCCTGCCCTACCGTGCCGTCCACGGACTTGTCTGTCAGCCACATTACGAGCCAACTTGATCCGGCGTGCCTCGCCCTTGCGGGTCTGCTTTCGTGTAACCTAGTAGTGCCAGTCCGTCAACTGGTTACTCACTATCTAGGCCACCTACCGGAGTTGGTAACCCCTAATTACTTACTATGCTTCTATTATAGCAAGGTTTTACCATTTAGTCAACCTTGCTATAATAGCCCTACAATTTACTCTACTTCTTGGACTTCTGCTTCCAACTCGCCCATCATCATGCCAACATCTTCAGCATAGCCATTGAGTCCATATGCAAACATGAGCTCTGCGGCTTTGTCCAGCGCGGCCAATATTTCGTACATCTCTTTTGACATTGTTTGTTCCTTTGTTTGTTTCATGTTCTAATTATAGCAAGGTTTTACCATTCAGTCAACCAAAGGCTTTGTATAACCCTACTGCCATTGTGGCTAAAGCCGCAACGTTGACTGCCATCTGTGGCTTATTTGCCACACGGATCGTCCACGTTAGAAACAGCAAAGTTCCCACAGCAAAGGCCGCAATGTTCCAAACGTCCTTGTGATAGGCACTGCCCATGGTGTTGAGTACGTGCCCTGCTGTGATAAAGAAAGCCCCTGTCCATTGTAGTACTTCGTCTTTGTTAATATTGCTCATTGGCAGGCACCGCGTCATGTGCGTAGCTCAACTCTGTGAACTTACGGCTCAATGCATAGACCCGCCCTTGAGCATGGGTCATAGCCTGGTCAATGATGTCTTCGGCACACCCGTCACTAAGGACTTCGCGGGCATCTGTGTATAAGCATCCGCCGAGGAACTCTTCAGCCAACTCGAGTCCTTCGACCAGTACACGAACCCGGAGCATGAACCAGTCAAGATTCCCGCACTCGATGTCCTGGCATAGTTGTTTGACGTCATGCTCGCTATCGTCAAAGAGGTCACTGGGGTGTATGTCTTCATAGGTCTTGTCTACGATAATTGTGTAGCCGTCTCGTTCGTATTCAGCCAAAGTGTCGTAATAGCGTGTCATTATGCGAATTCCTTTTCAACCATTGTCAACATGTTAGCAGGCACTCTCCACAGACCCGTTGTAGTTGCCACTGTGACATACTTAATAGCGATCTTCTGTACAGTGCCCTGCATGGTACGCCCTGTCTTGGTGCTGGTGAACTCTACAGTGTCTCCCAGACGCAGGCTTCGCTTATTCATCTCTGTAAGACGTGCGCGAGCGAACTTGACTGCATCGATGATGCTGGACAGCTCGGTGTTAGTGAAGCCGCCTTGCAGGATGGCAGTGTTGATTTGCATGATGTTCATAGTGTGCTCCAGTGTGTGTAAGTGTTAATTATAACGTGATTTTACCAGTCTGTCAACCAATCATTCCTGCAACTCTTGGTCAATGTCAAACAATACTTCGTCGATCTGCTCGCAAAACTCATCAATGCCCACAGTCTCCGGATCGTAGAAGCTTCGGAACTTCAACAGGGCGTCTTTGAACTCTTGTGCCGCCCGCTCTACCTCTTTGAACTTTTGGTCAATCATATCAGCACTCCGGATCAAAGTCTGCCCACTCTTGGGCTTCGTCGGGCTGACCATCGTACTCGTCTTCTTCGTCTAAGATGTCGTTTGAGCGCATCATGTCCGCTACTTCGTCCTCGCTCATGTACGCAAGGCACATCTCAGCAACCATTTCGGCGCTGATCAAGCCCTCGTCCATCATTGCCAGCAGTTTGGTTGTCTGTGTACGCATATCAAGCTCCTTTGTTGTCTATGTGTGTATTATAGCACCCTTTCGGGTGCCTGTCAACCATTACATTGAGTGGAATCGCTCTGTGCTGGGATCGCAGGGTCCGCCACGGTCTTCTCTGCGGATCTCAACCTCTACGCCTGTTAGGCAGTTCTTCACTGTGATCAGCTGACGACCGTTGAAGGTAGCCACCTGTTTGATAAATGCCTTCTGCTGACGCTTGGGCATGAGGTTCAGCATCTCCTGTGCCATGCTGTTCAGGTAGCCCGACGTAAATGCCGCGCCCTGATCTGCGTACATCTGATCTAACTCTGCTTTGAGTGATCGTTGATTGTCTGTTGAAAACATCTTAGCTCCTTTTTAGTGTATGTGTGTATTATAGCAGGTTCTTAGCCTGCTGTCAAGTCACCGCGGACATCTGTGTTCAGCACGGGCTTGACCATTCTGCGGATCTCTACTTCGCGCTTGTGAGCTTCTGCCTTGCCGCGGATCACTTCGTGTACATAGACTTCGATCTCTGACTTGTCATTGAGCTTACGAAGTTCTGCACACAAGAGCCAGTTCTTGGTCTCTGTCTTAGCACGATAGAAGTGTTTGGCCGCACGTGACAGCACCGATTTGTTCACTGTACTTTCTGTCTTAGCAGTGACGCCGATGTAGTTCTTGCCATTGACCACGAGCTCATAGATGATATGATTGCGATCGACTCGCTTCTTACGGGCTACAGTTTCTTTGTTCATGTGTGTATTATAGCACGGTTTTACCACTCTGTCAACCAAAGACCCTGGACCCCGTAGGGTCGTTGTTTTTATGCAACACTGTGCTTTGCTTGCAAGTGAGCAATCTCTGCTTGCATTTTAGCAAGTTTTTCTTTTTCTAGCTTTGCAATAAATTTTACTTTTTTAGCTTCGATATCCCTGCGGAACTTTGCTGTACTTACATTAAGCATGTAAGCGGTTTGTCCGTAGCTTTGCATAGTGTTTTGCATAGTGTATACTTTAGCACGAGCGGCAGACATAGCGTATGCGTTAACTGTATTAGCGTATTGACCCATTTTTAACTCCTTTTTAGTGTATGTGTGTATTGTAGCAAACTTTTAGCAGACTGTCAACTCCTATCAGTAAAGACCCTACAACAAGCAGGGTCTTTACAGTGTTGCTCAACTGCAACAGAATTTATTAGCATTAATTAATGCATTATCTTCAATATACTTTAGCACAGTAAAAAAATGCTCTCTGGGTGAGGTATCTTGTAGCATAATGCTATTATGTAATACACCAGCATCTAATGTACTATTAAACACACTTAATGCTGAGACATTATGTGCAATATCTCCCACTAGCATATTATAATAGCCCATGTCTGCATCCTCACACACATAAGAGGGATGCGAGACACTGCATATTAATGGCAACATTAATTTATTAATAGCTAGAGCATGAGACTTAGTAACTTTACGCATTGTATATTTCCTTTAAACAAGTGTGTATTGTAACACGGTTTTACCATAGTGTCAAGTCCTTACAAGCCGTGTGTGTATAAACTGCCACACTTCCGGCACTCCAATGTCCCGCCAAACCTTGTGTGTATAAACTGCCACATTTGACAGAGAGCCCAAACTGCGCTATAATACACGCATACACTAAAAAGGAGCTCCCATGTTAAGCAATGCATTTAATACACTAGCTAAAGCTAAACTAGTATATAACAAAAAAAGAGAACTGTATAAACTAGTTGTCGCTTTTAATGTACATACTAAGCAAAAGGATAATGGAGATATTGTGCATATATTCCCAACACAAGCAAAATGCGCTTATGTTAGCGGAGATATTATATATGAGGAACTACAAGCAGAAGTTAATCGCTTAACAGAAACTGCTAAAAAGCAATTGCGTACTAATAATATCGAATTTGTTTAATCATTAACACTGTATAATATTAACAATGCATAAGAGATAATCCAATAAGAAAATAGGGATAATGCTATTACGCATTATCCCTATCGTCAGTTCTATATATACGCAGGTGTCGTTATATAGACCCCGCCAACTTATTCCTACTATCTCTCGATAATGAGCCCTAACCACTAGAAGTAATTGGTTATTGGTTTGGCGCAGTAACGGTTCGTTTACAACTAGCCTCAACTATACGCTGAGATCCCAGACTTCTAGCTCCTGATCTCTTTGTATAGCATATATCCTGCATCCTCGGGTTTAAAATTTTGGTGGGCCGTCTGTGAGTCGAACACAGCACCAATGGATTATGAGTCCACTGCTCTAACCAACATGAGCTAACGGCCCTATACTACAGTATATACTTATTATACACTGATCCTGGACTTTGGGCAAGTGAAATCCTGGTAGATATTGTGGCAAAAATGTCACAGAATCTATGAATATTTGGCAGATTTTGGCAGATTTTTGGCCACTTTGAGCACCGTTTCCTAGGATTTTTATAGTAGAAATTGCGAGACCACAGTGGGGATGAGGGGTAATAGTCAAATGGTTTTCCACTTCCCTCTCCACATTTCTCACAGTCCCCTCCCAGTTCTCTCCCCATTTTCCCACGGGCTCACACTGCTTTCAGTTCAGATGTTCCCACCTCTGAACTGCGAGCCGACGCAGTGCTCAGACCGCACAGCGGGGTATTTGTCAATAGTGCATACTGTGTACATAGTGTAGTCACTGTAGTCTACTGTGATTATGTGCTTGGTGCTACAGCGGGGTATTTGTAGACCACTGTAGGCTACAGCGGGGTATTCTATACTGTATGGTCTATACAGTCATAGTTCTCTGGTTAAAAAATTCTTGCTGTTATGCTTCGCATCTAGTATACTTGTAGGTATAATGTCAAGAAGAATACATTCAAGTCACAGAGGTCCCGATATATGGATTGTTGCGGATACTAGCATACAGAAGCTTGTACATGCTAGTCCTCAAAGTCAATGGCGCAGTCTAGGCTATGACTTTTACTGGTTAGATCCCAAACTGTATCTGTTATTGTTACTGAAAATCTCTTAGATAAACCAAGTGACTATGCTCAAGCGTGTGCCCTGAGTCACAGGCATGATCTGATGTGGATACATAAATGTACTGGGAAACATTATACAGCTACCTTTGGGTAGTTTGTAGCGGATTTGATCATTGAAAAAGCTGAACTCACCGCCCTCGTAGTCATCATTGAGTATCCAACTACAGCTCACTGCTCGGGGTTGCTGTGTGTAGCTGTCCACATGTTCTATGTAAAACTGCCCGGTTTCATATCTCAGTATTTCATAGCCCGTGTCGTTGCTGATCTGGGCCAAGGGAAAGCGCATATTGTAGGCTGTGATTGCTGAACTAGCTGACTTGAACACTGCTTGATCTAACTGAGATCTCAACTCAGAGTTCTTGTGCTCTATGACCCCGGGCTGACTCATGCTTATGACGTCACAGTTGCGAGTACTTCGGTCTATGACATTGTGTGAGCCCACTTTGGTGGCCTGCCACTCGTCGCTGTGCAGATATTCGCCCAGGAGTGCATCTATAACATCGAGACTCAGGATATCTTCAAAAACCTGTATATAAGCTTCTAAGGCTGTGTTCTTGTCCTCTAGCATTAATAGCTCTTTTCTTCTATGATCGTTGAACCCGCTAGCACATTTATGGCACGTTTTAGAGCCGCACGTTGATCGTTTTTCAAGTAGACACTGCGAGCGGCTTCAGTGAATTCTGGGCCAAAATCCTGTGTGCTTTCACAGTGTCGTTTGAAGTTTTCAATGTCCCAAAGCTCTGCATTTATCGCTTTTAGATCTGACCTAAGCAGGGCTTCTGTGTTCTTGAGATCCAAGCCTTCAAGTATGCTGGTTAAATGGCCTAGTTCCAGGGCTATGTTAGTGAGTTTAGCGGCTTCGTTGATGCGATCCAGTTTGATTTCCAATATGGTAATCTTATCCACTAGCTCGCCCACTGATATGGGTGCAGAAACCAACATCTTAGCTGGCCCTGAATATAGAAGCATGGGCTTTGAGATCTGGGTTGTGCAACCAAGTCCAATCACCTAGCAGTGTGGGAGTCAACTGTATGTGATGCTGAGGTATAAAGTAGCGTTCTGGACCCTGGACGTTTAACCCATCAACTAGGTTGGCCATCACTGAGTCCGTCATGATTAGGGCTTCTGCACCCTCAATGACTGTGAGCCATTCAAAGATTGATCCTTCCTGTGTGATAGGTATGGTCATCCAACCCTCGGGTATCATGCTGGCATCAATACGCACAGTCTGCTCGCTACTGCTTAGGTGTGTGACCACATAGGGTGGGTGGTCAGTGCCCACCATGCGCTCAAACATACGGGCTTCAGCTTCGTAGTCCCGGCTAATACACTCTGTTAAACGTAGTTTGTCTGTGAATGGCAGGCCTGCGGCTATGTACTTGTAGCGATCAAAGGCCACGTGTTGGAACCAAGGTACTTCGGTGAACTCAGGGTGTCCTGTCAGTGCTTGATACAAGCATAGAGTTTGATCACAGCCCAATTGCTGTAACAATGTCATTGGTGTGTCAAAGAAGAATGCCCCAGCATCACGCTGTAGGGGAATCCATGTGACCCAGGGCACATACTTGCTGAGTTGGTTGACCCACTGTTCTTCCACGGGCCAAAACACTTCCATGTTTTCTTCTTGATGATAGTGCAGGGCTATGGGCAGGGCTATGACTATGTCGCCCAGCCCTCGGCTTTGAATTATTCCTAGTTTTTTACGCATACTTGTTCCTTTAGATATCGTATCATTATATACGTATTTAACGTCTAGTACAATGGCCTTAGAGAAAAAGGGCTAAATACCCTACTGAGACCCAAACCCAAATATGGCAATAATTATATACGACCCTAATGATCCTAGCACTGGAGGTAGAGCCAGCACTGCCTTTGATCGAGTAAACTTCTATCCAGGCACAGATCTCACGGGTGCTCAAATAGAAAACACCACGATCACAGCCAACTGGACCTTGAGCTCCAGCTTTCCCACTCCCGTCAGCGGAACGATGACGTTTTACGGATATAATCACTGTACACCTAGTCCAATAACAGCTATACCAATTAACTTTGCCGCAACTACCACAGGAGTTGAACTTACCTATGCCAGTGTACAGTTTACCATGAGCTTTCCTGGACAGGCTGCGAGTTATACTCCGGGTACTACCTATGCTGGTTGGACACTATTATATCGCATAGACTTCAACAGCCCATATTCTGGCAACAATGAAGTGGTATATGGGCAAACTGATGGACGTATTCTAACACAGGAAGAATACGCGGCCTATATAAATGGTAATACAGGTGTGGTAGCCGCCGAGCCGCCTGTGGCCAATGTAGCCTCAGCCTTTAAGGTCCTACTGATTGCCAATCAACGACTACGTATTAATGTTCCCACAGATTTCCAACCTGTTGCGGCCGCAGGCGGTACAGCTCCTTATACATACTCAATAATCAGCGGCACATTACCCACTGGTCTAACCTTAAATAGCGCCACTGGATCAATTAGCGGAACCCCTACAGTCGCAGGCACCGAAGTAGTGTTGGTTATGCGGGCTGTTGACAGCGCGGGTGCTAGCGGAAACCAAACATTTACAGTCAGTGTTGATTTGCCCAGCAGTATTATTCCTTTGGAAGCATATAACAGCATACAGGCCAAGATCAGTGACATACTAGGTCTAGGAAACAATGGCTACGGTTTTGGCGGAATTAACAGTCGCCCTGCAAGTCGTAGAAATAGAATTACACGCACACAGTGGAATAGGTTAATCACTGATATTAACTATGCTCATATACATGTTACCAACACTTCAACAACTACCCTTACACCCTTGGTAGGTACTCCAATTACCATTGGTATGCATAATACTCTATCCAATACTATAAATTGGCTAGACGCACACCGATATGAATGCCACCCTAATCAATATCTATACAGTAATAACAGCTACATTGACATTGGCTACGGGACCAGTACTAGAACCGCGGTATGGAGTCGTGAAATCAGTCACAAGGTTAGGGTAGATTTTCCTACCAATAAAATGGCCCGTTATTTCTTTAACACAGGCGGCCAGCTAACTTGGTTTCCCTATTACAATACCACAGCACAAGGCAATGATTTAGATGTAGCCTGGGCCCAGTTTGCAGATTATCTTTATGACAATGGTAATTGGAAATATACCAGAGACAACTTCCTTAATGCAGGAACAACTACTACATCAACTACATACAGCAGTGGTACGCTGAGTGTGAACATACTAGCGGTGCGCGACAACAGTGATGTTAGTCTGTCCAAACGTATTGATCTAACAGCTACATTCCGTAATGACGGTGTGGCAGATCTATTAGTAGATCCTATATCAGGATATTGGAACTACGGTCCTTGGGAATACTATGCCAGTGCTCCTAACACAAATCACATATCCGGATCTCAGAGTGTGGCAGGCTGTTATTCAGCACAGGGCGGTTTCTCACTGGATAGAGTGCAGGGCAATGTTTGGCTATATATGGGGGTATGGCCCACAGACCCCCCAAACTGCCAAACCTGTAATTGGGAGTGGTTGGCATTTAACGGCAATGGCCTGATAGGTAGTGCTCAGACTGAAAGTAACCTGTATAGATATCAGAATAACCTAAGACCATTTTGGACCATGGTTGGTTCTGTGAATTTAACTGCGTTAACTACTAGTCAGGTAGTTGATTATCAGATACCTAGTGGTGTTAATGGTCCATATTCACGTGTCGCCTACACATATAGAATTACCAAAACCAGTGCTACTTCAATGAGCATTAGGACTTATCCTACGGCATGGGGTACTGGAGACAACGGATCGAGTATTAGTATATACAATTGGTGGAGCAATATGCAATTATTATGGGGCGGCACACCTCCTACCTATGACGGTGATGGTAATATGCTCACTGACTGGACCTTGGGTACAGGTACATTTACTTGGACATAATTACCGGTAAATATTAATATGACTACAAAAACATGCACCTGTGAAAATGAAGCAGAGATCCTATACAAAATGTACAAGTATCTAGGCACCTTACAGGATATTCAATTTACCGGTAAAAGTAGTTGCTGTACCGACGAAGAAGTTACAGTTACTATCATTGAACATACTGTGACTATAGTATATGCAGATGGTACAATTTCTAGATACAGAGACGAGGCATTTAATTAATGGCATATCCTCCAATTACCTATACAATATATAATAACAGTAGTACAGCAGCCACAGTCACGGGCTTTGCATTTACTACTACCGCCAGTATCTATCATAGATCTACTTTAACTAACTTTGGGGTTCCTGGTATATTTTTAGGTACAACTACTGCTACTAATACAACTATACAGCCTAACAGTTCAACTAACTTTACTTCTTGGTATGGTACCAATACCGCAGTGTTTGGAGTATATACAGGTACCGTGGCTATAAGTGCGTCTTTGCGTGGTATATCAAATCCAATGACTGTGACCAACACAGTGATTATTTCTCAACTGCCTGTGCCCGATCCTACCAAATATGTTATTGGTGGTCCTGGCACCGGTGGAGGTGGTGGAGGAGGTGGAGGTGGCGGATGGGATATTATTCCCTTACTGATTATCCTTAGTGTAATTTCCGAATGCTTTACTGCTGATACCCTAGTTGACATGGCCGACGGAACTACAAAACGTATAGTAGATGTACAAGAGGGTGAACAAGTTTATAATCATAACCGTAGTGCCGTTAACACAGTGACATTCACTGAATATGACACAGATGATACATATCGAGCCTTGTATTCACCCACACCTGAATATGCGCCATTTGCCACAGTTAATCATCCTTTGATTATCAATGGAGAAATGTATGCAGTATATCCAGAAATAAATTATCAAATGTATCCTTGGCTGGGTAAGAACAAGTTATTAACTCCTGATAAGGTAATACCTGCAAGCGGTCAACGTGTTTATAGTCTATGGGTTGATGGTGATCATACATTTAGAGTCAACGGATATGGAACACATAGTATATTTGGTGATGGCGGCGGTCTTCTTGAAGGTTACAGAAAACAATTATTGACCAAAGACGAAGTGTTGGCAATTAGACGCTTGTTCATTGAAAATGGAAATAATGCAGTCTATGGTGGATACCTGTATAATATATTTCTAGGCTGGATGAACATAAATGCAATAAACAAGATAAATGCAAAGGTATTCAAAGTAGGATCGTCCCCGACAATACAAAAAGTTTCTATGAGTTTATTAAAACTATTAGGTATTGTTGTCCTTCCAGTACTTAAATTAAAACAGATGATAAGGAACAAAAATGTTTAGTTATACCCCAGAACAAGTAGTTGAAAAAATTAGACTACTGACCTACGAAGAAAAAATGTTATTATTGACTGGTGTTTCGATACCAGCGGCCGACTTATTAATAAAAATGTTTCCAGATGATATTTTTATTCAATGGTTTGTAGAATTAAGAAAAGAATTTTCACACAAATAAAGGAGATTAATATGTTTAATAGAGTGACATTAGATGAAAAAAGAAGATATGCGGCCACTGGACAATTAAGATAATATGCCAATATCACAGGTTGTAAATTTACCATTAGGCAGTGCATTTGGATTCAAGCGGGCTAAGAATCCTGCCAATCCCTTGCAAGCCGGTGCACCGTTACCTATACAAGAAACTATTAAAGAAATGGATTCTTTAATAACCATTGTAGGAACTAGAGCAAATAGAGATTCAAAAATTATTTCTGTTAGCACTCCTGATGATTTTATATTTCCAGCCGGACAAACATCCACTAATACATTACTTGCTTTACATCCTACATATTATAACGACTACTTAAAATCATGGACTGAAGGATATAAGAAAACAATAACAATAACAAATCTCGGTAATGCTGACGTTGTGATGTTTCCTAATCCTCCATATAGACCTTTGTTTTCTGCACCAGAAACTCCGGGAGTATTTCCTGTGCTACATTCAGTAGGTGGAACTGATACTAGATTTATTAATGGTGTTGCTTCACTTAATTCTTATACACTAGGAATAGGACAAACTACCAATGTAGAAATTGCATATTATGGCACTGACACCGGAGACTTTTCGAGTCTGGTTAGTATTGAATCAAATGCAGGTTCCGGACCAGTAACAGTATATACTTCACAGTTAGTAGGAGTAGAGACCTATGACTTTAATTTAAGCACTACTACTGTGATTACAACAACCACAGTATTAGGTCAGCAGGCAATCACAAATATTACAATTACTCCTATTCGAAACGGATTCTATGATCCAGAATATTCAGCACCATATACTACATCTATCGTTGGTAATGCAGGATGGTCGATAAGGCCAGGAATAAATGAATTTACGCTGATATTTGATCCTGACCTACAACAAAATACCACAGGTACATATTATTCTACAGTAACCGTAACTTCTAATTATATCAGTCATGACATTGTTAATACTGCTTATATAAACATTGACTATAGAAATTATAAAACACAGGCACAGTGGATTAGTGCGGCAGCTCCTTATAATGCTGTTGTTGGTATAAGTCTGGATCAAGAGTTAGTTGTTGACTCCACAGGTGCGGCAAATACATCAACTGTGTTAACCATTGCATTGGGCACAGGCGGCGATGGAACACCGCAGTATGGCTATGGCGGAGCACCATTTGCAGAACTTAGAGATTTAATCTATGATGCGGCAACCATTGATCAACCTTATCCGTATTGGGCCAATGTATACAGTTTCGTGTTAAGCAATACAGCAACTTCGTATATAAGCGGAGCATTAGACGAAAACGGAAACTCGTTGTATCAAGTTAAATCTACAGAAGGATTTAATTACGCGGATTATTTTGGATTTGAACAAAGTCAAGGATCTATATTTTTAGTGGAACATGACGGCGGCGGCAATATTACTATTGAAATAAACAATCTAAGAGAAACATCTGGTGATACTGAGTTTGACACAACATTGCAAAATATAACCAAAGCATTTTATTATTATTCTAATGTTGAAAATCCTCCAAGATATTATCAACTTGAAGCACCAGTGGTTGACGGTTCGTTAACTCATTTGTTTAGGGGATTCATATCAACATATGATCCAATCACAGGCAAACCAACATTCTCAGTAGATGTAACTACTGTTCCTATTCCAACAGCATAATATATTTTGATTGATTAACTACTAAGATAATTAGTAGTATGTTCGATAGAATACATCAAATACCAACTGAAAGAGTATCCCAAGTAGATTGGCTTGGCAACGATCTTTATTACGATCTACAATTATATGAGCTAGGTGCAGGCCATTTAGAGTTTTATGTGGTAAATCCAAATAATGATTATCCCGAACAATGGCGTGTTGATCTTAAGTATTATGTGGAAGAAGTACCTAACACTAGAAAATGCATAGTAGTAACTTACAACAACGATTGGATAGTTAAAATATTTAAAGATGGATGGTATCCTTATCATGGATATGAAACAGTTGAAATTATCAAAACTGAACTAGCGTGGACACGTAATCCAGATATTGATAAACTAATAACCTATGAAGATGATCCGTTTGGCTCATTTAATCCCAGCAAGTGGGATAGAGATTACAAACTAGTTTGGTACATGGACGAGAGATTCAATCCTTTAGAAGATAAAGTATGGGCTTTTAGTTGCCAACCAATAGGCAAAGAGATACTTGGCACAAAAGATATGGGATATGTTGTACCCGATGTAGCTGTGCAGTTTAATGATCACTTACCTGACCTAGGCGTTGATGCAAATGATTGTTGTCCCGCTTTTTATGACCTAGCACATGAATGTGCCTACGAGTTGGATCCTATACATCAAACAAACAATGAAAGACTTTGGGTTGTTAAGTTTACTCCTATGTGGCGTAAACCTAAAGAGTGGAAGTGGCTAGGGATCGTAACTCCGGAACTCACAATCGTGTTTAATCCTGAACTGCCAGAATTAGACTACGATTTAGAATATCTGATACCTTGGCATGATTTTGCATTTGAGCATGTATGGATGCTAGATAGAAAACATTTAGCTAACGGTAAAGATGATATATGGGCGTTTACTATTCAAGTATCTAACGAACTAGATGGAAGTAAGATTATTGATTATATTAGCCCTACCTTTAAAGTAACACTTAATCCAGTTCTTCCTGATTTAAAATATGATATTGATTATGCGGTGCCATGGTACGATTTAGGGTATGAACAAGTTTGGATGTTAGATAATAATCATTTAAAACATGGTGAAGAAGAAATATGGGCGTTAACTGCTAGTGCGGTTAAAGAACCAATTGGATCTAAATTTATTGACTATGTTAGCCCTAGTTCTAAATTTAAAATTAATCCTGCACTAAAAGGTTTCAATTTTAACACAGATCATTTGCCCGCTTGGTATGACCTAGGTTATGAACACATTTGGATGTTAGATTCTGACTATCAACAATTTGATAAATCTATGTGGGCAGTGAAGCAAACCTATGTTAATAAAACTAAAGGTTCAAAACAGGTAGAAGCACTTGAGCCCGACCAATTCATAGAGTTCAATCTAGCATTGACAAATTTATATATTGAGATAGAATATAAAATACCTGTCCATGATCGAATGTATGAGCATATTTGGTATACAATGATTAATGGCGAACAGGTATGGTCTGCAAAACTTAGGGCTGTTAAAAAACCTACTGGCATTAAAGAAATGGGAATGATTGAACCTATAATACCTAGGCAATTAGATGTAGTCTTTATTTCCTATAAGGAGCCTAATGCAGAAGAAAACTGGCAACGCCTACTAACCTTTGCTCCAAATGCTAAAAGGATTGCTGGAGTAACGGGTATATTAAATGCACACAAAGCCGCAGCCAAATTAGCAACAACGGATATGTTTTATGTAGTAGACGGTGATGCATGGTTAGTCGACAATTGGACATTTGACTTCCAACCCAGTTTATATGACAGAGATTGTGTTTATGTTTGGAACAGTATTAATCCTATTAATAGCTTGACATACGGCTACGGAGGTGTTAAACTATTTCCTACATCCCTATTAAAAAGAACTACTAAATGGGGTACAGACCTTACTACGTCTGTTAGTAATAAATTTAAAATAATAGATCAGATTAGTAATGAAACAAGATTTAATGCGTCGGAGTTTGATACCTGGAGAAGTGCATTTAGAGAGTGTGCTAAACTTGCTGTTAAAACAGACAATGAATCTAAACATAGGTTATCAAAATGGTTAACAATTAATATGGATGCGGACTTTACAGATTGGGCAAAGAAGGGTGCAATGCAGGGTAGAGACTATGCTCTTAAAAATCCTACTATTAATCGTGTTAATGATTATGAATGGTTAGAACAACAATTTAAAACTATAAATGAGTGACGATAAAACAAACATCCGAGGCAACGAGATACTTACGGTTAAGGGTAAGAATGCTACAAAATACTTTGTTGATACACAGGATATCTATACTAAACTAAATGCAGTTAGCCCTAGCTTCTGTTTAGCTAAATGGTTTAATGTTAGTATACATATCCCCACAGGGCAGACACACAGTTGCTATCATCCCAACAGTCATCATATTCCATTAAAGGAAATAAAGATAGATGTTAGTGCATTACATAATACTTCTTACAAAAAAGAGCAACGTGCTTTGATGATCAAAGGAGATAGACCTAGTGAATGCCACTTCTGTTGGGAAATAGAAGATAGTGGAAATCAACTCAGCGACCGTGCTTATCGTAGTAAGGATGTTTGGGAAGAAGGTATTATACAAGAAGCCCTTGAGCTAGGGTCAACAGGTAATGCCAGCCCTCGGTATGTTGAAGTAAATTTTAACCAAGCCTGTAATCTCAAATGTAGATATTGCAGTCCACACCTAAGCACAGAGTGGATGAAGGACATTGAGCGTAACGGTGCATACATATTAACTGATCGTTGGCACAATGACCTAAGCTGGATGACTGACAACAATGTGTGGCCCAACAACAGTCCCGACAATCCTTACTTACTGGCCTTTTGGGAGTGGTTTCCTAAAGTATATCCTACATTAAAAACGTTCCGTATGACTGGTGGTGAGCCACTAATGGATAAGAGTACGTTTAAGGTATTTGACTATGTCAAACAGAATCCCAGTAAACAATTGCACCTAAGCATTACTAGCAATTGTTGTCCGCCTGGCAATCAATGGGCCAAGTTCATGACCAGCTTAGAAGAATTAACCAATCCAGGATCCATTGATCACTTTATGTTGTTCTGTAGTTTAGATAGCTGGGGACCACAGGCTGAATATATCCGTACAGGCCTGCATTTTGATACATTGTACAAAAACATCAAAGAATTCTTAGTCAAAGGCAATGACAAACACAGCATGTCTTTTATTTGCACATTCAATTTATTAAGCTATCCTGGTTGGATGACATATATTCAAAATATTCTTAAACTTAGACAAGAGTTTAACAAAACACGACAGCTGATTTGGTTTGATGTTCCACAATTACATTACCCGGAGTGGCTTAACCCAAAACTAATGCCGGAGATGGTTACTGTCTTAGAAGATAGTATTAAGTTCATGGAAGCTAACAAAGAAACAATGGAAACAGCATTCAAAGGATTCAAAGATTATGAAATTAGTAAAGTACAACGCCTTGTTGATTGGATTAAGAGTCCTGTAGAATTTGATAGAGACGCGGCAATACGAAACTTCCTAGCATTTATTGAAGAGGGCGATCGTAGAAACCAAACTAATTTTTTAGAAACTTTCCCAGAGTTAAATACATTCTGGACACAATGTAAGGAAACACATGGCTGATGATCATAGAGTACAATTTGTAAAAAATGTTAGAGATAGATTAAATGCAGTAAGCCCTAGCTTCTGCACACAAAAGTGGTTACATGAAACCCTGTATCTACACACCGGAGACAACCATAGTTGTTATCATCCTCGACCACAACACATTCCTTTAGACGAGATTGCCGCAGACCCCAGCGCATTACATAATACAAAATGGAAAAAAGAACAACGTAAAAAAATGTTAGAGGGCGAGCGTCCAGACGAGTGTTACTATTGTTGGAACATTGAAGATCTAGAAGGCGATCACCTAAGCGACCGTATGTTGCACAGTAGCAGTGACTATGCTGAACCTTTAATTGAAAAACTAGCAGAACTTCCTTGGGATCAAAACATTAATCCAAAATATTTGGAAGTCAGCTTTGGTAATAACTGCAATTTCCGTTGTGGCTATTGCTGTCCACAGTCTAGTACGCAATGGGTCAATGAGATCAAAGAATATGGTAACTATGATTTAACCTACAATCAATATGGTATAGAGTTCTTAGACAACGGCACATATTATACAGCCAAAGAACAAAATCCCTACATTGATGCGTTTTGGAAATGGTGGCCAAGTCTTAAAGAAGATCTGCACACACTACGCATTACTGGCGGTGAACCATTGATGAATCCAGCGGCCATGCACTTCTTTGACCTGCTAGAAGACGAACCAGCTCCTAATCTAGAAATTACATTAAACAGTAATCTAGGTGTTGCCTACGGTAAAATTGATAGACTGTTAGCTCGTGTTAAAAGCCTACTAGACCAAAAGAAGATCCGTAAGTTTAGTTTCTTTACTAGTATCGATAGTTGGGGCGAGCAAGCAGAGTATATGCGTACAGGTTTAGAATGTAGCCATTGGGAACGTAACGCTAAAGCCGTTATGGATACAGGTGCTACAGTTAATCTAATGTGTACATTTAATGTTCTATGTGTTACTAATTTCCAACAGCTATTAGAAAAAGTAATTGAATGGCGCAAGGAACGTGGTATGAAGTGTGTGGCATTTGATACACCTTACCTAAAAGAACCACCACACTGGATGATTAAAATCCTTACACCAGACTTTATTCCTTATATGGATAATACTTTAAAGTTTATTCAAGACAATCCAGAATGGTTTACTGGTGTTGAATATGAAAAGTTTAAACGTGTGACAAACTTTATGAAAGAGCATGATATCAGCGAAGATAAGATTCGTGCAGGTCGTAGAGACTTTTATGTATTCTTTACTGAAAACGATAAACGCACAGGTACAGCCCTGCTAAAGACATTTCCTGAATACGCTGAGTTCTATGCCCTGTGCAAAGATATATATGAAAACTATAAAAAATAGATTTTTTGCATTTGGATGTAGTTATACTCTATATAAATGGCCAACCTGGGCAGATATTATAGGACAGTCATATAACAACAATTATTATAATTATGGAATGTCTGGTGCAGGAAACATATACATTTTTAATATGCTTATGCAAGCAGATCAAATACATAAAATTACCAAAAATGATTTAGTAATTATTCAATGGTCTAGCATATTAAGAGAAGATAGGTACATAGATAAAAAATGGATTACTAAGGGTGGATTACCTAATTATTATCCTGCAGAATATATTAAAAATTATTTTGATATGCGAGGATTTTTTATTAGAGATATTGCGATGATCAAGGCCGCTAAAGATCTTCTAGAAAAAATAGGTTGCAAATTTTATTTTATATCAATGTGTGGTGTGGGATTATCGTTAAATATTAATCTCGATGATACACAATTTGAACTTAGCAAAACATCTTCTGATGTAATAGATCTGTATAAAGATGTATTAGAAACTATTCAACCTAGTTTTTATTCTGTTCTAGGACAAGTACCTAAACCTTTCCTTTTAACAAATTATGTTACACTAAATGATTCTCATAGAGTACCATCGGATCATTTAGTTTATATTAAACAAGTATTGCCAGAATTTGCTCCGCTGGACGATAAATTTGTTAAATCTGCTGATTCTCAGATTAGAGAAGTATATTCAGCAGTAGGAAAAGTTACGTTTGAAGATTATCCTTGGAGAGGGATTAATAGAGGAATTAGATATAAAACATTATGATAACTGAACAAAATGAACACTCATGGTGTGTCAATGCTTTCCATGGCATGAGCGCCAACAATGATGGTAGCACTAAGATGTGCTGTATGATATCCAAAGAGTATCGCAGAATGGGCTCTACTGATTATTCAATTGGTAAAGTTTCTATACAAAATAATTTTGACAATCCTTTGGCTGTTTCAATTAGAGAAAATCTTGACAATGGTATACGTGATGAAGCCTGCACTAACTGTTGGCAAGAAGAAGAAGGTGGCCGTAAGAGCAAACGTATGCGAGATAACGAAAGATATCTACATGAGTTACAGTGGCAAGAGCGCACTCCCTATTCAGGCCTTGCCAAGTTGGAATTAAACCTAGGAAACACCTGCAATATCAAATGTCGTACTTGCCATCCTACTATTAGCAGTCAGTGGATGAAGGAAGCCTACGATTTAGATCATAGCACATCAAAGACCTACAAAGAATACTCTGTGATGATGAAACCATTTCATCAACAGTATGATGACGAGAGTCCTTTTTGGGACGACCTAATTGATAACCTTAGCACTATTAAACAGTTTGACTTTTATGGTGGCGAGCCTTTCCTAAGTAAGAAGATGTGGGAAGTATTAAAGATATGTGTTGATCGTGGATATGCCAAAGACATTGAACTACACTATAATACCAACGGAACAACTTGGCCGGATGCTACAGAACTTTGGAAGAACTTTAAAAGTGTGAATCTAAGTTTTAGCATAGACGGCACAGAAGACCAGTTTGAGTATATGCGTCACCTAGCTATTTGGAATGAGGTACGTGTTAACATGGGCAAGGCTTTAGACTTTAAAAAGACCTATGGCAATCTAAGCCTGAGCTGGTGTGTTACACTCAGTACAGCTAACATTTATTATCTTCCAGAGATTATTGATGCCTACTATAAAGAATTTACAGACTTTGGTCTATACCTTAATCTAGTACACGGACCTGAGCATTATAATATAAGTTATATTCCAAAAGGTATCAAAGAAAAGATTATTGCTAAGTTAGAGTCCATTAACAAGGATTACACTCATGCATGGTACCAGCTACCTGGCATCATTGGATTCATACAAAATGGTACTCCTAATTTAAAGATATGGAAAACCTTCTTAGAAACAATTAAAAAACATGATGTTTATAGAGAGCAGGACTTTTTTAAAACATTTAAAGAATATGGAGAACTAATCAATGACAGCATTTTGGAATAAACACGAACTAAGTCAAATGCACATTGAGCTAACCAACGGCTGTAATGCGGCTTGCCCGATGTGTGTTAGGTTTCATAATAACAGTCCGTTAACTCGTCCTGACTTAGAGATAGGACAGATTACTATTGATAAGTTTAAGAAATACTTTCCTCCTCATATACTTCAAAAATGTAATTTAATATTATTCTGTGGAGTTCACGGAGATCCGTGCGTGGCTAGAGACACATTAGAAATCTGCGAATATATCATGCAGTCATCTAGCAAGACTGCTGTTCGTATGAATACCAATGGAGGTATGCGTAAGCCCGATTGGTGGAAGAAACTAGGAGAGTTGTTCTCTAAAAGAAACAAAGAGTCTGGATTTAATTATTGGCAAGTAACATTTAGTATTGATGGCCTAGAAGATACTAACCACATATATAGACGCAATGTTAATTGGAAAAACTTAAAAGATAACTTTACAGCATTTATATCTGCGGGGGGTCTTGCCAATTGGGACTATTTGATTTTTAAACATAACGAACATCAAATTGAAGAAGCAAAATATCTTGCAGAACAATTTGGTTTCCACGAGTTTGTACCTAAGAAAGCGTTAGGTGTAGACAATGGTAGAGAACTAACACCTATGGGTGTATTGAATAAAGAAGGTAAGGTAGAGTATGTTATTGAAGCCCCCACAGATCCAAAAAACAGGAACTTAGAAAATCCACAAGGCAGTTTTTCAGATACATTAACTTACTATCCTTTTGACCCTGCAGATTATCGTAAGGCTAAAGAAACTAAATCAACATTAAACCATTTTCAAGAACAGGTTAACACAGTTTATGAAGATAGAATATTAAACGAAGATAACTCTAAGTACGATAAGTGCGAGATTAAATGCAAATCTAAAATGGGCAAGTGGGGCAAGGAAATATTTGTAGATCAATCTGGTAGAGTAATGCCTTGCTGTTATATTGGTACACACCTTAACGGAGTGTACACGGACACTAGAACATTGCAGTTACATAAACATATGAATGACTACGACTGGGACCATTTTAGTTTGGAAAAACATACTTTAGAAGAAATATTAGATGCAGAGCATCTGGACAGAGTATTTGCTGATTCTTGGACCAAAGAATCTGTAGCAAAAGGTAAATTATCATATTGTGCAGATACTTGCGGTCAAGTATCTAGTATTGATAAGATATTTTCACATGAATTAAATGATGGAAACTCTACATTTAAAAAAGTTAAATGAAGAAAAATATAATAGGAAATAACAATGAATGAAACTACATTTTGTGCTTACCCTTTTAACACGCTGTTTCTAGGTGCGGATGGTGATATTAAACCATGCTGTTCTTCTGGCGCACGATTGGGCAACATTAATGAACTAACAGTAGATGAGATTGTACATGGAAAAATGCTCACTGAGATTCGACAGTCTATTGTTGAAGGCAAATGGCATCCAAGCTGTGATCAATGTGAAAGGTTAGAACAATACGGTGCCCGCACAGAACGTACAGGTGTATTGCACAAGTTTGGAGAGTTTAAAGACGCAACCAAAGATACATTTAAACTGCAAAAGTTAGATCTAAGATGGAGCAATACCTGTAATCTATCTTGTAACTATTGCTATGAGTATTTTAGTTCTAAATGGGCTACACTTAAAGGCATTAAAGTTAACGCTAACAAAGCATCAGCAGAAGATTCGATGTTTACATTAATTGAACGTTCAAAAGATACTATCGAAGAGTTGTACCTATTAGGTGGCGAGCCCTTGTTGCAGAAACAGAACAACCACTTGCTGGATTTGATGCACGATAAGAGGTATTATATATTAACTAACCTATCAGTTGATGTTCCAAATAATCCAATTGCTAAAAAATTGTTAGCTAATAAGAATGTATCCTGGGGTGTTAGTTTTGAAAACATCGGAGATAAGTTTGAATATGTACGGCACGGTGCAGATTGGAAAACACTAACTGCTAACCTACAGTATGTTAAAGATACTAATCCAAAAGAAATAAATGCACACCCGTTGTATTGTGCATATTCTGCATTTGACTTATGCGAATATTATGATTTCTTAACAAGCAATGATATTTTTACTCAATCATATTGGTGTGTGATACAAAATATTCCCGGTCTAAATGTTTTTACATTACCAGATGGATTAAAAATTAAAGCTCTTGATGAACTTGATCGATGCATATCAAAATTTAAAAACACTCGATTTGACATGTCAGCTCTTGAAGAAATTAGAAAAAACCTGTACAATTCACTAATAACTAGCAGACCAGATGAAGCTCCGGAGGGTATTATTGATGCAAATTACAGAGATCGAACTTCGTTTTTAATGTGGATAGATACTGTTGAAATGCAATACCTAACTGATAAAACACATTCTTTTGAAGATTTATGGCCAGCCCTTTATGCAGAATTAATTAATGAAAAACCCCGTCGTCTCCCAGCTTAAAAAGAATCATGGTTGGAATAAGATTTATACTTTAAAAAAGATAAATCCCAAACCAATTAAAGAAGAAGATTATGATGCAAAACACCAAAAGGTATTAGATGCATTAAAGCCTTATGCCCGAGCAAAACCTCAAAGTAATTTAACTGAAGTTAAAATTGACTATGTCACTCGTAAGTCGAGCATAGCATTTTTAGTATTACCTGAATGGGCAATTAACTTCCCTCCATATAACGTAGCTAGATTAGCCGCAGTTACAAAAACTGCTGGCTATAAAACTTATGCATTTGATTTGAATGCCAAAGCTTCTAAGGATTACAAGAACTGGGAAGGCTTAGACTTTAACCCGTGGGATGGTGCCCGCGAATGGAAATGGATAGGTGATTCTTACCACACTGACTTACATCAGTTTGTCAAACCGTTTATGGAATCATACATAGAAAAGCTGGTAGAAATAAATCCAACAGTGATTGGATTTACACTTTATTACTGTAATGAAGAACCTACCAAGTGGATGGCTCGAGAATTAAAAAAGAGATTGCCCAATGTTATTATCATGGTAGGCGGCCCACAATGCCATCAAAGCTACTGGACTCCTATCACTGAATATGATTATGTTATTAGGGGTGAAGGTGAAGAACTATTGCTAGAAGCCTTAGAAGAAATTGAATCCGGTGTTAGGCATACTGAACAGCGTTGGTTGAAACAAGAAGAAGGCCAGCGTCTAGATTTAGATAAACTTCCTGCACCCGATTACAGTCATTTTGATTTTACTGATTACTCTATGCCCAATGGAGTTAATGCAGAAATTAGTCGAGGATGCACAGCAAAATGTGTATTCTGTAGTGAAACACATTTTTGGAAGTATAGAGGTCGTGCGGCTCGTAGCATACTTGATGAAGTTGCAGATCTTTACTATAATAAAGGAGTTGATGTTATTTGGTTCCTTGACAGTTTAGTCAACGGTAACTTAAATGAACTACGAGCTTTCTGTAAAGGTGTTATTGCCCGTGAGATGAAGATACACTGGACAGGTTACGCAAGGCATGACAAGCGCATGGACTTGGAATATTATAAAGATTTAGCAAACAGCGGTTGCCTAAGTCTCAGCTACGGAATTGAGTCCGGATCCAACAAAGTATTAGAAGATATGGATAAGGGTGTAACTGTTGATGAAATCGAACAGAATCTTAGAGATGGCGCTAGTGTAGGTGTAGATGCGTTTAGTAACTGGATTGTAGGATTCCCTACAGAACAGCCACAGGATTTCTACGAAACAATGATGCTGATATGGCGCAATAGGAATTACCTAATGCAGATATCAGCAGGACACGGATTTACAATCCCTCCTGATACTATCATAGCACAAGATGTAGACAAGTACGGAATTGCCAAAAGTTTCTTTGAAGGTAATTGGATTTCTACCAAATATGATAATAGTAAAGTTCATCGTTTGATTAGACTAAAGACTTTTAATATACTATTAAACAATCTGATCAACGAGAATGACAACGATTTCAGCAATAGGCATAGCATAGAAAGCCATTATAAATTGTCTATTGCTGATCCGATACCAAAGGAAATTGAATTTGAAAAGTTTGATTTTAACATTTGTAAGCCTAATATAAGTTCATTCGCCGATTCATTGATCAACGAAATATGGCCATTGTTAAGATTATTTTGGAGGACTCGTGGTGCATACAAAATTGATTTAGTATTTGATGCAGACAAGGACATGAATGAGTTTGGCAACAGAATGGGCTGTAATTTTAATGCTAGGATCTTGTTTGACATTGACAGCAACGGAAATTGGACAGCCGGCTTAGATTTTAAATTTGTACAATCAGATAATCCATGGACCTATCAAGAATATTCTAGAGCAGATTCGACTGCGGCTAAGAGAGCCCGTGCCCTTGCACTACCAGGAAGTAAAGGTGAAACTAATTTTACTTTCCAACTCTATGACGAAGAACTGGCTAGAAATGATCAACGTAGAAAAATGGATCTAAGTTTTGAATATAACGATATAATCAAAGGAACTTGGTAAATGAAAATTTATGCGTTTGGAGATAGTTTTGTTGTAGGAGACCAGGATGATTTCTATGATGACCCAAATACTAGTAAGACTAATCCTCCTACACATGGCATGACATACAATCAACGATTAGAATACTTAAAATACAATGTTAGTTTTGTATCTTTGATTGCCAAACATTTAAATGTAGAATTAATTAACAGAGCAGAACGAGGCTCCGGCAACTATCCACAATTAGATAAACTTAAAGTAGCTCTTGCATCTAAGGAAATTCTTCCAGGTGATATAGTGTTATTTGGAATAACGTCGTTGTTACGAGATAGAATAACATTACATCAGTTTGAAAAAATTACAGACGGCAGTAGTGGCCCTTCGTTGATAGATAGAAATTTAATAAATGAATGGGACATAGATAAAATTTCTAAGATAGATTTATTCTATTTGTTGGCAATCTTAGAAAAATTAAGCACAGCTTACAATGTTAAGATAATAAAATTTAATCTGTTTACCAATGCACTAGCAGGAGAGTCTGCAAAAACAAAACAGATATATAAATCTGTAGACAGCATTTGTCTAACAGAAGAAGGCAACACACTAATCGATATATTGAACGATACATGGGGACAAGCCACCAGTTATCCATACCATGATAAGTTAATTGTTAATCCAGGATACGAACATCTATACACTAACATAAAACATCCTAGCATAGAAGGCCACAAAAAAATAGCTACATGGTGGATCAATAATATAATAAATGAAAACTCTGTTATTAAATGGATGTAGTTTTATACATGGCTGGAATCCCAAAGAGTGGTTTGCAGAACATGATATAGTCAATCTTGCAGAGTTTGGCGGCAGTAATCAGCGAACATTTAGAACTACCATTGAATGGATAGCTAACAACGGAAATCCAGATTTTGTGATAATTGGGTTAACCTACGATACCCGAGACGAAATGGTGTTCTGGAATAAAGGTACAGAGTATTGTAAATATTCTCCTACCATGTTAGAAAATACACCTGTAGATTACAAAGCAATTTTAACAGACTCTTTGGTAATTGAAGATCGACTATCAAAAGTTGATAAGTTGTTTACTAACATTATTATGTTAAGTGGCTTTTTGCGTAGTCGTTCAATTCCACATTTATTTGTTAATATGTGCGAGCGATATAATTTAACTGACCTTAGCAGATATTATTATCTAAAACCAAAGATAGAACTAATAAAACAAAATCAAAATATTGTAGATTTGCAATTTGTAGGTAATATACACTTACATCGCAATGGTGCATCGTCGAGAGATGTTTATGATGACCCTTGTGGCAAGCACTATGAAAAATCTGATTACCACATACTTGAAAATTATTTAAATACATATAGAATTAAAATAGAACAGGAATTTAAAAATGGAGACCATTGAGTTAATAACAGTAGTGTATGCGGGCGACCTAGCCAACCTGTATTATCATGCACTTAGTTTAAGAAAGTATTGGGTCGACCATAATCCAGAGAAGTATAAATGGACTATTGTAGTTGAAGATTGTGTTACACAAGGCAGACAACAGCCTCCGGTAGATCCCGGATATACACATAAATGGTGCGTAGATAATATAGTACCATTGATGTGGAACTGGAATATAGAAGTAGTAGATGCCCCTACAATTGCTGCCACAGATGGTTGGCATAGACAACAGGTAGCTAAATTATGGGCCGCCAGCCGATCAGACAGAACATGGTCTATATTATTTGATTGTAAAAATTTCTTAATTCGACCTACAAGATTTGAAGATTACTTCAAAGATGGCAAATTGCTAGTTCATTTGTTTAACGACCGTCCAAATCCTAATCCTCCTAGTGATGATCAAAAAATGGCTTGCTCTGTGCTAGGCTTAGATGTTAACACGTTAACAGAATCATATAATATTACTCCATTTATATGGAAAAATCAACTGGTGCGAAACTTAATTACAATACTCAAGTTTAACAACTACGATATATATCAAGTTCCTATGATTATTAGCGAAGCCGTATTATATTGGTGTTACGCACAAACTAAACTAGCTTGGGAGAATGACTATAGTCCAATGGCAGTTGGCCAGTATGGCGGGTGCGCTGATGAATTTTGTCTAGACATTGAAGATTTACAAAAAGAAATAATCAAATTAGTTAACAGCAAAATAAGAATGCTGACTATGCATCGTTTTCATACAACTCCCGCGGCATTTTCTATGATTAGTAGTTTCTTAAAAGGTAGATGGATAGTTAATGATCAAGATATTGCATTTTATAAAAAAACCTTTTTAGAAAATTTACATACATTACGACCGCAAGTAATTGAATTCTTAGAACCAAAATGGAAACCTAAAGAAATACAACGCAACGGGCAGACTATTAAATTTAATAGAATTGTTGCCTATGGTTGCAGTTTCACAGAAGGAGCAGAACTTGCCGATTACTTAATCGATCCTAGACTACCTATAGAAGAATTAGATCGTAGAAAACGTGAAGAAAAATTTAATTTTTACGAAAGCTATAAACATTATAAAGATATTGCTCCCGACTTAAAAAGTATACAACAAAATTTGTCATGGGCTAAACAATTAGCAAATAAATTTGGTGTAGATTTTGCAAATAGAGCCAACAGCGGAAACTCTATGGAAAATGTTGTATTTGAAATTGAAAAAGATTTAAAGTCTGGATTTTTAACCGACTTAGATTTTATCATAGTAGGAATACCCGGACCAGATAGATGGATGTTTTTTACACCCGAAGGCAACACACAACGTGTAATGCTTTCTGATAATATATTTTGGCCGTCTATTGAATTATACAATGAGTTTGTTGTAAATGTTGCTAATGATTATTTCAATTTGTATCATTGGTACATTTCAGTAAAATTTTTAGATTTGCTGGCGGATAGACTGAACGGACGATTGGTACAACAATACATTCATGGAAGATATGATGATTACAAAAGATGGACTAAGAAACCAATCAATCCAAACTTTGTTAACATATTAGAAGAAGCTAATTCTTTTGATTCCATCATTGATTCCGATTACTGTATGGGAAATTACATACACTGGGATAATGATACACATGGCCTGTATCATCCACGTATGGAATTCTATAAACAATTTACAGACTATGTGTATAAAAAGTTAACTGAGGAAAAGAATGTTTGAAAACGGTTCAATTAATGTTGAAACTTCTCTGAGAGGTTTGGGCACAAACGTTACTATTTTTTCAGTGTTTGCAAACTCTGCAATACCTGTAACTGTTACCACAGAGTATCACGGATCTCGATGGTTTAAAACTATGAAAGATGTATTTGATGTACCAACTTTAGCAGTCATAGAAAAAGATAAACTTGAAAATGATAAAATACCGTTAATCGGTGATTTATCAAAAATTTTTAATTCTTACCCCAAAGTTGATATAATTAAATTATTTGGTCAAAAACTTAAAGTAGGCAAACCTAATAAACCTTGTATTGGTTTAGCCTGTTACAACGATTCAAATGAAGTGTTTGACAGCAGTAACTTTGAAAAAGGAACTTACCTGTATCCAAAGAATAGATGGTATCCTGTTGAATACTGGACAGAAGTATTTCAATTTGCTAAAAAAATGGGCTACGATGTAATTACATTTGATAGTAGAAAAATAGACATAGAAACTAAAATTTTTATGTTGAATGAATTATGCGATGTTGTTATTGGCTACGAGGGGGGAATTGCTCATTTGGCCCACCTATTAAAAGTTCCAGTAATAATGTTACCATGGCATACTCCTAGTTTGATTTGTCATTTTTTACATTTAGATTCAACTACCTATTTTTTAAATTCGGCTGAAGAATTGCTTACTTGGACTCCTGTTCACTTTCAAAATATTTTAAACGATTTAAAAAACAATAATGGGAATAATAGAGTATTTCGAGAAACATTTGTTGAGGTAACCACTGACCTCCGCGAATTTAAAATTCCCGGCCTTGAAGTTAACCAATACCATTCTTTGAAATTAACTGACTTTGAACGAGAACTAATTATGGCCACCCAACGTGAAATTAAGTTTGGCGGCAAAGTTCCTGTAAAATTTGTTGAGAGATTAACTTAAAATAAGTATTAATATGAAAATAGTTGTAGTGTCAGGAGGGTTCGACCCTATCCACAGTGGTCATGTATTATTAATGAATTCTGCAAAAACTTATGGTGATTATCTTATTGTAGGTGTTAATAGTGATGCATGGCTTGAACGCAAGAAAGGCCGCGCATTCATGCCATACGACGAACGCAGGGCTGTGGTAAGTAACATGAAAGCTGTAGATGAAGTCATTGAGTTTGACGATGGAGATGGCTCCGCTTGCAATTTATTAGAGAAAGTAAAACAGAATTATCCAGGCCATCAGATCATATTTGCCAACGGTGGTGACCGTACGGCAGACAACATTCCGGAAATGGCTGTAACGGATGTTACTTTTGAATTTGGTGTTGGCGGTGAAGATAAAGCAAACAGCAGTAGTTGGATACTTCAAGAATGGAAAGCACCAAAGACTGCACGGGTCTGGGGGTATTATAGAGTCTTACACGATGTCAACGGAACCAAGGTCAAAGAATTAACAGTTGAGCCTGGACAAAAATTAAGTATGCAACGACATGCACACAGGGCAGAATATTGGTTAGTGTCAGAAGGAAAATGTATTGTTAATTCTATGATGCCAAACGGATATGCGTTACCATTAACTGAATTGGCAACACACGAAACCTATAACGTACATAAGGGCGATTGGCATCAACTTACTAATCCCTATGATGTTCCTTGCAGGATCGTTGAAATACAGTACGGGTCAGCTTGTGATGAAGAAGATATTGAACGACGATAATTAACCGTAGCTTTTTATTTCTTTAATAGGATCGTTGAGTTTATCTGCTATCCTATTTTTTATTATATATCGTTCACCGTTAATGTTTCTAATTTCTATAGCCCTGCGTCCAACTTCTTCCAAGCTGTATTGAAGCTCAACCGTGTATTTTTTAAAGTCATCCTCCATGCTCCATATCCTTCTGTGGATATCAGTTAGTTGGATTAATTCTTCTTGGATGTTATCTATACCAATCTGCGATAACTGATCTGTGTAGAAATCAAGTTCTGGTTTATTATTGCCTAATTTTTCAAATTTTAACTTTGCAATGCAATATCTATCTACTAATTCTATAATTGGAAACTTAAACATTGAACACCTCTACAGTAGGAAAATATTTTACAAACATATCATTTTTATTATGTCGAATTAATAATATCTTTTCTCGTATTTCTTCAAAGAAATTCCATGCTAGAGGAATAAACAATACAGGTTGGTCGTAGGGTATATCTTTTAGTACAATGGAATCTTTAATAATAATATTAGTACCAGGCGTAAACAAATTATGTTTTAACGGATTGTCATCAACTATTAAATCTAATTTAATATCCATGTAGTTTAACAATGTATTTCCCTTAGCAGCCGCACCATAGCCAATCAATTGATAATGTTTTTCTTTATAATGAACTAACATATCTTTTAATAACTTTGTATTTTGAATAATGTTAGTTCTCCATTTCTTATATGTATCTAACGAGTAAAGACCTAATTGTGATTCTGTGTTAATAATGTTTTCTATGTTGTAATTTTTAGATATTGTTTTGCTAAAAACAAATATATAACTAATTCCATGTATTGGACTTTTAATTACATCGATTAAATTTATACCTGCTCTATCGGCTAGTTGTTTCATACTGCGGACATTAAAGAAATTAACATGTTCATGATATATAGTGTCAAACTCGTTGTTCAATATCATATTCGCTTGACTAGTTTGAATAAACAATAAACTAGTATCACTCATTAAATTTTTACAATTATTTAGAAATTCAAACGGATTAGGATTATGTGCCATGACGTTTTGGGCAACAATTATATCAAATTGCTGTTGTATTTTAGATACATAATCACCGTTAAAAAATGTACAGCTTACTTTATGATTAGTTGAACTTGCTGAATATAAGTTTTCTGCTGGATCTATACCAAATGTATTCCACCCTAGTTTTTTAAAGCTGTCTAATTGCACACCATCATTGCACCCAATGTCTAGAATGCTCTTGTTTGTATGCTCTACAAGACTGGTTACATACCCAGCAAACCAATCACAGTATTCTTTGATGGTTCGGTTAGTTCCGCTTTTGTATAGGTAATTCTTATAGATTATTTCCTGTGCAACACTATGGCTTAATTGAAGATGAAAACAAGTTCTGCATAGATTAACCAGCAGTGGGTATGTTTTTCCATTTATAGGAATAAGTTGATAATCGTTGGCTAATGGCTGATCCTTTAAATCAAGTATTGGCTGTAAATTTGATTGGCCACAGGCCAGACATTGATGAGTTTGAACGCAGGACATTTATTCTATTTATTTGAGTAATGTACCTACTGAATGATAATTACATGTATGCCAACGCCATTTTATGCAAGCGAAAACCAACCTTCTCATCCTTGGACAGACAAGAATCCAGCGGGTATATTAAATCAAAGGTCGTTTATTGACGGCGCTGTATTTTTCTTATTTGCATATAAGATTGAACATGATTTTCAATACCAACATGTTGAACACTTACAAAAAGATCCTACTAGCAAGGTATTAATAATACATGACCATTCACCAATTGTGGATGCTTTTACTATTGTAGACAAAATGGTCTTGCCATTTATAGAAAAATATAAGATAGATCAATCTCAAATAGTTTTATTGTTAATGCATTGGGCAGAAGTTGATGCAGTGGCTCTTGAACTATCCAAACGTAATATTAAAATTCAACTTGAAAGCAGGAATCAACTGCTCCTTGAATTTACTAAGTTGTATCCCTTATATCCAAGAGAACCAATAAAAAAGTTTAGCATACTATCTAGAACTTTCAAAAATTGGAGATTAGAATTCTTTTTTGATCTGTTTAACAAGGGATTAATGAATGATTGCATATATAGTTTTAGTAATGTAGTCCCATATACTTCTCCTATAACTATTATTGATCCTGAAACTATGTTTTCTATGCTAGTTTTTTGGGCAAGATATAATAACAAATCCGACCAGCAATTATTTGAATTAGGTATCAAAGAATGGATCAATGGCATGCCCTATGAAATCTCAGGAAATATATTTGGAATGACGTCAAATAAATTATTTGACCTAATACGACAATCTTATATACATGTTGTACTTGAAACAAGTATTGAACATCAATTTCCCACTTATCCTATGACTGAAAAGACTTATAAAGCAATAGCTGCCATGAAACCTTTTATATTATATAGTGATGCTTTTTCACTACACAAATTAAAAGAGTTAGACGGTTACAAAACATTCCATCCTTTCATTGACGAATCATATGATGCTGTGTTGAATAATGAACTAAGAAAAACTATGATCATTGCAGAAATGAAACGTATATCCGAGTTGCCCCAACATGAGTTTTTAGAATTAATAAAAAATTGTAAGGAGATTACAGAATACAATTTTCATCGGTTAGTCAAATTAAAAACTACTGACCCCTGGAGCCCGGAATTTAAAAAATTAGGTATTTTGTAAATGCATGTGGACAAAGATGCTTTTAGTAGTGGCCAGATTGGCAGCAAGATTTGGCTCTGCGAAGAACTAGAAACGCTATTTGACAGCATTGACTCTATATGGATTTACGGAGGTTGGTATGGAGTATCGGCTTTCCTATTGAGGAGTCGAGGCAATCTGCGGATTCAATCAATAAGAAGCTACGACAAAGACTCTCACTGCGAACAAGTTGCAGACATGATCAACGAGAACTGGGTTTATCAAAACTGGCAATTCAAAGCACTAACTGAGGACTGCAATAAACTGGATACTAAATCCAATCCACCAGACTTGATAATTAATACTAGTACAGAGCATTTTGATAGTTTTGATTGGTGGCATAGAATCCCCAAAGGAACCACAGTTGCGTTACAGGGAAACAATATGCCGCACACTGATCACTTTGTACACAGTGATAGCCTGGAAGATTTTGCTAGAGAGTTCCCTCTAAGCACGATCCTATATCGAGGCCAGCGTGAATTTGAATATCCAACTTGGAAATTTACCAGATTCATGTTAATTGGCGTCAAGTAACGTCACATCCTACCAAACTGGTTGATTTTTACCAACTTTGACAGTATAATAGTCATTGTGTACTAATTATTTTACCAACTAACGAAAAAGGAGGTCTTCAATGACTGAGTTAACGCTAGACAGGGAACAAGCACCTGAAGTTTCTGAAACGGCACTGGCCGCAGTAAAACTTACATTAATGGTGCTAACATTGATCCTATCAATGTTTATGCTAAAGTGGGTTGTTGTTGACAAGCTCGACAAATATGAATCCGCTGGCAGTTCTCAGATCACTACAGCAATGAGAGAAAGACAACTAGCTTGTCTATCCAAAAATATCTATTACGAAGCAGGCAGCGAACCTTTCGAAGGCAAGGTAGCAGTTGCCCAAGTAACATTAAACCGTGTAAACAGCGGCCAATTTCCCAACGACGTTTGCAAAACAATCTATCAAAAGAATATCTTCTATGAAAAGGTCATTTGCCAATTTTCGTGGACCTGTGACAGGGATTCTGGAAGTCGTCCACCTAATAATTCAAACTATCGAGAAAGCGAGGAAGTAGCAAAGAAAGTTCTCCTAGAAGAATTTAGGTTGCCCGGCCTAAAAGAGGCAATGTACTATCACGCAGACTATATCAATCCCGGCTGGAAACGTGAAAAGATCACTAAAATTGGCCATCACATCTTTTACAAGTAAGGACTTAAAATGAAATTCTTTGTATCTATCGCTAAATTAATTGACTTTGTTTACATGTTTTTTAAGAATCATTTGGGTCATTTAAGTGCTCATACCTTGGGTTGGATTACTATTGTGTTACTGCACTTTGCGGCTGTGCCTACACTGTTAGCAATGATTCTAGCACAGAGCGACAAGTTACCTCCCTATGATCTTATGATCTTTGTTTGGGCCGCGCTGACTACTCTGTTCTTCAAGAGTTTGATTGAGAAGAACTTTCTATATGTTTCTACAATTTGTGTGGGTTTCATTGGTCAAGTTGTAATGCTGGGAATGATTGTATTCAAGTAATATAAATACTTGAATGCGAGCACACGAATTTATTGACGAATCAGCGGCCTGGCACCGCAAAGCAGGTAAAAGCAAATCTGGCGGCCTAAATGCCAAAGGAGTTGCTTCTTACCGTAGAGAACATCCTGGTAGCAAACTGCAAACAGCAGTGACTACTAAACCTAGCAAACTTAAAGCAGGTAGCAAAGATGCTAAACGCCGCAAATCATTCTGTGCTAGAATGGGCGGTGTTGATGGACCAATGAAGAAACCTAATGGTGATCCTACTCGCAAAGCATTAGCATTACGTAAGTGGAATTGCTAATGCGAATCACAGAACTTCTCTCAGAAAAGAACCTAGCTACCCCTACAGCAACCCAATGTTCTGTAGGACATAGTCGTCTAAGTAATGTTCGTTATGCACAGTGCGTTAGTAATGGAATGTTAAAGCATGATACTAGCCATACGGATGGTACGGGCAAGCAAGGTGTTAAAGGTAGCGGACGTAGCCTAAAAGGCCGTAAAGCTAAAAGTGAAAAGCACGGCGGCTCTGTTAAAGATTACTCATAATCTTCGTCGTCATCGTCTTTTGAGTAAGTTTCTACTACCTGCTCAAGAAACTCGTGAAAATCTAAGTTCCCCCAACGATCATCAAGTTCGTAGACTTTTTCCTCGTCTTGGTCCCATTCTTCAACACCTAATAGTTCCATTAGTTCAGTGAACGTAATTGGTTCACCTCGCATATTACTAACCCATATACAAGTTAGGAAACTGCACATGAATACTAGATTGTTATTGTCAATGCCATACTCTTCGCACCACTCAATGGTCTTATTAAGATAATAATCTATGTCCTGTATGCGATGTTCTAGTTGAATAATCCATTCTTTTGTATCGTCTCTTGACCAATATTTCATATTCTAAAACTTTCACCGCAGCCACAGCGGTCACGTTCGTTGGGATTTTTAAAATCAAAGCCTTCGTTGAGTCCATTACGAACCCAATCCATTTCAAGTCCGTTTATATAAACAGCACTCTTTCCGTCTATCCACACCGTTACTCCGTGGCTTTCGTAGACAAACTGATCTCTAGTAACAGGAGCATGATCTACATATTCTAATACATAGGCCAAACCACTACACCCTGTGGTCTTTACCCCAATACGGATACCTATGCCTTTTCCACGCTTGTCTAAATTTTGTTTAATTTTTTTTGCGGCTAGTTCAGATAAGGTAATCATAATTTGTTTTTAAAATGGTCTACTAATGTTTTATATTCAGCGTAATTGCTAATGCACTGCTCAATTGGCACATTACGTTGTTTGGTAAAAGTCATTTCGTGATGTTTTTTGCCCAACACTATACTATTACTTTCTAACCAGGGATCTATTAAACTGTGTAATTTGTTATATGAAAATTCTTCAAGATCTTTTTCATACGATATTTCTAAATAGTTTTTATTTAGGTCTGATAATTTTTTACGAATAAATTTATAAAATATTGTAGATTTTTTATAGAACTCTAAAAACTTGTGCGGATCAAATTCTACCATCACTTCGTTGGTGTTAAATTTAGAATATTGTAAAGTTTTTTTAGCTTGTTCACTGCTAACCCATTGCGATAGTTTAAGTCGTTCAAGTAATATAATTTCTACATGCGGTAAACTTAGAATTTTATCAATGTCATTGGTCATTAAATTTAATAGTTGATAGCTTTGAATTTTCATACAGACTATAGTATCTTCCATTTCTAAGTTTTTCATTAAATGCACTGCATTTTTTGCATTAGAGTAATCAGGGCCTTGAGCAAAATCTATATCACTTCTTGGAAAATATTCATACAAGTTCATAATAGGATCGTATGAATTTAATGCTTCGATGAGGAAACTGCTACCAGTTCTAGCCTCGCCAATTACAACAATTACTTTGCTCATGCCAGCTGTTTTTTTCGATAGTCTTCTATGGCCGCTTTGATCGCATCTTCCGCAAGTATTGAGCAATGAATCTTAACTGGGGGGAGGGCAAGCTCGCTAGCAATGTCACTATTTTTAATCTGTCCCGCTTCGTCAAGTGTCCGTCCTTTGACCCATTCAGTAACAAGCGAACTCGACGCAATCGCTGAGCCGCAACCATATGTTTTAAACCGTGCATCTTGGATAATACCATCTACTACTTTTATTTGCAACTTCATTACATCACCGCAGGCCGGCGCACCCACCATTCCGGTACCAATGGATTCATCTATGTCAAATTTACCAACATTACGAGGGTTTTCATAATGATCTACTACTTTTTCTGAATATGCCATGTTTGTTCCTTTGAAGTTTTTACTGTACTTGATATTTACCTGATAAATATTGTCATGATCAATATTACATCCAACGCTCAAACCAAAATCGCAGACCTGTTGTTAGAGGAAAATAATCCAAAACTCGCACTACGTACATTTGTACAGGGCGGCGGGTGCAGTGGATTCAGTTATGGCTTTACCTTTGACGAAGAAATAAACGAAGATGATTTTGAGTTTCCAGTGGGCGAATTTAAAATGCTGGTTGATGCAATGAGTATGCAATATTTGCAGGGCGCCGAAATTGACTACAAAGAAGACTTATCCGGAAGTAGCTTTTCAATTAAGAACCCGCAGGCTACATCAACATGCGGTTGTGGCTCGTCCTTTTCCGTTTGAAATGGTAAAATTGCAGTTGACTTCTTGGTAAAATGGTTGTATAATATACACATGTTCAACCATTCATCTATCACATTATGAGCAATTGTGCCAGTATTATCCGAATTCTAGAAGATCATCCTAGTCGTTTAAACAAAGAAGGTATCCTAGAATCAGAAGCAACTAGTAACAATCAAGAATTGTTTGAGGGTATGCGTATGGCTCTAGACAATCTTTATACCTTTGGAGTAAAGAAAGTACCCACACATGGAGGCCCGGATGGACAAGGATTGCCCTGGACTGCATTTAAAGAATTGGCTCATTTGTTGTATACCAGACAACTTACTGGACATGATGCTCGTGATGCTATTGAACTGGCATTGAGTGCAAGTACACAGAGTCAATGGAACGACTGGTATCGTCGTATCCTTATCAAAGACCTACGCTGTGGCGTCAGTGAAAAGACTGTAAACAAAGTTCTTAAAGACTTTTCCAGTATTAAATCTGTGCCTGTATTTGAGTGTATGTTAGCACATGACGGTGCCAATCACGAAAAGAAAATCATAGGTAAAAAACTTCTTGAGCCCAAACTTGATGGAGTTCGTGTAATCACAATTATCAATGCTGAAAACAAGACTGTAACTATGTACAGTCGTAACGGCAAAGAACTAGAAAATTTTGGACACATTACTCGAGCCATCGAAGCTAATATTGACCTATTTGAACGTAGTACTGTTCTTGACGGCGAAATGGTTAGTAGCAGTTTCCAAGCATTAATGAAACAGGTACATCGTAAAACAGATGTGCAAAGCGAAGACGCTCGTCTTATGCTTTTTGATATCCTTCCACTCAGTGAATTCCAAGCAGGCGAAAGTGTTATGGGACAGCGCCGGCGTAGCAATCTCCTACGCAGTATGAAAGCTGTGTTTGATAAAATTGGCAGTATTGACATCATCCCTCAAATTGAAATTGATCTTGCTGAATACGTAGGCGAACTACAATTCAAACAATACAACAAGGACGCCATTGAAGCAGGCTTTGAAGGTATCATGATCAAAGATATCAACGCCACTTATCAATGCAAGCGGAGTGCCAATTGGCTCAAGATGAAGCCGTTTATTGAAGTATCACTGGAGATTACAAATGTTGAAGAAGGTACTGGTAAAAATGAAGGACGACTTGGGGCTTTTGTTTGCTCCGGCAACGATGATGACAGAGACATACGAGTCAATGTTGGTAGTGGCTTTAGCGATGATGATCGAATTGAGTTTTGGAATAACCGTGATAGTTTGCCTCGTCAAATTGTGGAAGTAAGAGCAGATGCTGTTACACAAAATCAAGATGGCACTTATTCGTTGCGCTTTCCGCGTTTTCTCCGATTCCGCGGCTTTGCGGCTGGCGAGAAGATTTGATATGGAAAAAATCGTAATAAAGGATCTTATGTACGGAGGTCTAACAGAGTTGATGAATAATAAAGATTTTTATTATCGCAGTAGTGTTGGTGCTGATTATAGTCATTGGACTGAGAAAGGCAGCATCGTTATGCTAGATTTTGTAAAGTCAATGACCAAGCAGATGCATACCGCAGAAGATCTGTCGTTAAATAACCGTGCCAAAGAATTGGTAATTAAAGGTTTAAAAGGAGAAACTGTTTAAGTGTCAAAAGAAGAAATGATCAGCCTTGAAGGTAGGGTTGAAGAAGTACTGCCCAACGCAATGTTTAGGGTAATTTTAGAGCAAGGCTCTACCGTGCTAGGGCATATTTCCGGCAAGATGCGCCAGAATAGAATCCAAATCCTGCAAGGGGATAAGGTCAAAGTAGAAATGAGTCCATACGACTTAACCAAATGTCGTATCGTATATCGTACAAAATAATCAATAAAAAAGCCGCTTAGAGCGGCTTTTCTTATGCTAGGTAGTTAGCCCAGCTTGGATGTTGTAAATCCCACTTTAGTTTCTTACGTTTGTCTACCAACTGATAGTAACTAGGCTTAAATGGCTTGACCTTGGGAATAATCTTTTTGTTATTTCCTTTGGTTGCGTTACAGTTAGCACAGGCAGTACAGCAGTTTTCAAACGTGGTCTTACCGCCATGTGATACTGGCAGTACGTGATCTAATGTAGCTGTTTTACGGCTAACATCTTCCCCGCAATACTGACATTCGTAGCCATCACGCAAGAAAACATTGAGTTTAGAGAATCTCACTGATGTTTTTCTTTTTTCATAGTCACGCAGGATCATTACGGCAGGAACCGCAGTTTCCCAATTTGCGCTGTGTACAGTCCAATCTTCGTAAAATTCCAAAACGGTGGCCTTCTCAAGTACAATATACTTAATAGCATCTTCCCAAGAAATTACTGACAATGGCAGATAGGAGATTGGGCTTCCGTCTGCGTTTAACATTAAAGTGCTCATTATACTACTATTTAATCAAAATAAGAACAACATTAATTATAACATCGAAATCAAAAAAATGCAACTAAATAGTCGTATGAACCGCAATACTACTATCCATTCTAGTCTGGTAAATCCAGCAAAACCGCAGAATATCAAAGAAATGCAAGACAAGCAGGACTATGTGTCTCTTGATGTTCCTTTAATGATTCGATTATTTGAATTAGTTCGAGAAGATATTAAAACTGATGAAGATCTGCATAATTTGGTTGAACGTATACTAAGTTTAAAGAATTTGGGTATTCTCTCAATGGACCAATATGAAAAGATCGCCAGTGCTCATCAAGGTCCGGACCACGGTCAAATGCCATATAAATCAAATATGGAATTAGAATCGATAAGAAAACTAGCGGGAATTAGATAATGCCAATCCAATATATTAATACAGGTAGTGGGCCAAACGCAGGTGATGGTGATAGTGTTCGTGCGGCATTTAATAAAGTTAACAGTACATTTGCTTATCTAAGTACGGTAACTAACTCAGGGGGCAGTGGAGTTATTACTACATCATCCTTTACATCAACACTGGCATATTATATTTCTCCACAAACATTGGCGCCAATACCCAGAATTGAATATAATAATGGAACATTATCAATTGGTAACAAGTCCGTTACCACTGGCTCATTTAACACATTAGTAATAGAAAACGGATTTTACAATAACGGGTTTGCTTGTGGTTTCTTATTTGCTCAGAGCCATAACACATTCGATGCCAATAATTTTCAATTCTATAGAAGCAGAGGCAGCTCCCGAGCTCCAACTGCGGTACAACAAGGTGACGAAATAGTAGATATTCATTTTATGGGACATGACGGTACTACTTCAACAGTTGGATTTATTATTACTCCGGTTGTAGATCAAACTGTTCGTACAGGAATAGTTCCTATAAGGTTAAGATTTACAGGTAATAATGGTACTACTAGTACAATTACTACTCATGCTGAAATCTCCTCTTCGGGAACGTTTAGCGTTAATCGACTATCTTCATTATCAACCCAGACTGCAACTATAACTTCAGACGATATAATACTTGTTTCAAATATAATTCCAAATTCTGGGCCCGGCATTAATTTAGGATCTACGTCCAACCAATGGGCTAACATTTATACATCTGGTACTATCTATCTAAACAACATACCTTTAACAGTGGCCACAACCACAGGTAACTTACTAGTAAATGGACTGCCAGTAGTAGGTGGTGTAGGTAGTCCAGTTACTTTAATAGGTAGTACTAGCACCAGCGCAGGACTGCCAGTGTCAGGAACCTACGGACAGGCATATATTGTAACAACTACTAATCAAGTTTGGTTTTGGAGCACATTAACTACCAGTTGGCAAAATGCTGGACCAATATCCGGTCCTCAAGGATTACGAGGACTACCAGGCATAGATGGTGCAAATGGATTAAATTCAACATCTACTATTTCAAATGGTACTTGGACATTTAGTATTACAACCAGCGGAAGCATAGTATATCCAAATGGTAGTATACAAGCAACTGCAACACCGACAATAACTACAGGAACAGGTTTAATCGCTGTATATGGAACAAGCACAGTTACTCTAAGTTTAAATACTGCTACACTGATGACTAATGCAGTTAATGCCACGACTGCATCATATGCAACATCATTTAATACAGGTACATTGGTAGCCAATGCAGTCAATGCTACTACTGCATCATATGCAACATCATTTAATACAGGTACATTAGTAGCCAATGCGGTAACAGCTACCTATGCAACATCATTTAATACAGGTACATTGGTAGCTAATGCAGTCAATGCTACCACATCAACTAATGCAGGATATGCATACAGTTTTAATACGGGTACATTGGTAGCCAATGCAGTTAATGCTACCACTGCGGCTGCTCTAGTTTCAGGTACATGGACAATGACAGTATCATCAACTGGATCTGTTAGATTGCCGCACGGTGTTATAATTAAAGATTCTACAAACTTAGCCATTGCTATAGGAGTTGATGCTGGTAACACACAGGACTACGATGCTATTGCCATTGGTACACACGCAGGCGGCCAACAGGCCAGTAGTGCTATCGCTATTGGTTGGGGCTCGGGACAATATAGCCAAGGCATACAAGCTATTGCAATTGGTGATACTGCTGGCAATAGAGGACAAGGTTTAAACAGCATTGCTATTGGAACTAATGCGGGCGAGAATACACAGACTCAAACTGCAATTGCCATTGGTACAGAAGCAGGACGCTACAGTCAGGGCGAAAATGCTATTGCAATTGGACATCTTGCCGGTACTAACAATCAGCATCTTAACACAATAATTTTAAATGCTTCTGGATCGGTATTAAACAGCACAGCTACAAACGGATTATACATTGCTCCGATTAGAAGCGATGGTGCAAATACTGCTACTTCAATATATTATAATGCTACTACTAAAGAAGTAACATATGGCCCAGCGGCAACCAGCGGTTCTACATTCAATACTTCTACATTGGTAAGCACAGCCGTTACATTGGCTAATACTTCTACAGCGTTTGTTGGATATGCTGTAACTGCTACACAACTAACTAATCTAAGAATAGTAAGTGCTCCTACTTCATTATTGGGTACATCAACTAATAAACTTGGCGACATAGCAGTTGACAGCAATTATTTTTATTATTGCAGTGGAACTTATTATCCAGCAGTGACAACATTAAATTCATATGGACAAAATGATTTTACCAATCCAACTGCTACCATAATATTTGCTAAGAATCCTAGCGGTCCAACCCCACAAGCAGGCTGGACACTATACGCATCATTCTCTACTTGGACTATTATAACAGTAACTGATCAAGGCACTACTTGGTCTATAGTAGTAAGTGGCCTCGGTAGTGGTACATATAATATTAGCACGGGCACAGCATTTACAATGACCAATCCAAGTCCTGGTGCAATATGGTATCAGACTCCTTGGAACGCTGTTACCAACACAGGCACAGTGGCCTATGCTTCTGCAATTAACACAGTGACAGTGCCAGCATCTAGCACATCCACTGGAGTAAAAGGACAGATTGCTGTGAACAGTACTAGCATGTACGTCTGTGTTGCTACCAACAGTTGGCTAAGATTTGCCGGTGCTACATTTTAATGTAAATAACATACTATGAAAGCCACTGACATCATCCGCGGAGTACTTGACTTAATTGATCAAGTAGACTGCGCCCAAGAACCACAACCGGAAGTTGTTGCCATGCCTGAACTTGACATTGTTCAAACAGGTGTTGACACCAACAGATTCAAACAGATATTTGATATATTAAGTGCAGAACGAGCACAGATGTATGACAACAGTCCTGCAGAAGTTGTGGCAGGTATTGAGTCAGTGACTACACACGCAGGTGGTGGATGGAATGGTCCTAAAAACCCTGCTGATATAAGAGCAAACTCTGTATCAATGTACCCAACCTATCAAGCAGAAAACAAAGGACAATAACAAATGAGTAGATATCATACACTTTACAACGCCGGTGCTCCTAAATTTATAACAATGGTCACAGGCGCAATCAGCACTAGCACAGCAATTACCAGCCGTAGGCTCACAGTTCTTACCAATGCCACTGCACACTTTATGGCATTTGGTACTAGCACAATAGCCGCAACTACTAGTAGTTGTGTTATTCCTGCAAACACCGTATTAGATTTTAACTTTACAACAGGAACACACGTGGCCTTTATTGCGGCCAGTGGTAATGCTACTGTTACTGTAATTGACGCTGACTAATTCTTAAATGGGCGTTCTAAATCCTAACAGTACAGGTTACGTTCATCCTAACGAGCCTAACCTGTTAAGCCTACACAAGGCAATGGTTTATCGCGACGGTGAACCGCATTTGCGTGTTGACCTAGGTAGTGATAATATTACTGTTACAGGCAACATAAACGTCCTTGATAATATTAGAATTAACAATACCCTAACTAATCCCGTTCCCGTATTCCTTACGCAAACTGCTACTGTATTTGTCAATAACTTTACTAGTACAGTGTTTGCCAGTAACTTTACCAGCACTGTAAGAATTAGCTCAATGCCAGCAATAACTGGCACAGTTACAGTAAGCAACTTTACCAGCACTGTACGAGTTAGTTCAATGCCAGCAATAACTGGTACTGTTGCCATTAGCAGTTTGCCAGCAATTACCGGTACTGTAACAGCAACTATTGCCAATATTGTCACAGTTATCACAGGGTCTGAACCTGGAGAGGTGTATGCATTTAACAATGCCTCTATTAATGCCAATCGCGGTTGGACCATGGATGACACGATGCGCCCAATGGTTAGTTTTCGTGTTAATACTACTGGAACTACTGTTGCAGATTTAGTAAAAATAGTTGAGTATGAAATTGGCAATAATAATGCTAATCAAAGCACTATTGTCTACGAATGGTATGAAGGAAACTTAACTATATCAGATGCTGCCATTCCCAGTTGGACAACACTAGGTACTAAAATACAATACAGAGTTTATCAAGACAAATACTCAGGTAATACTGGCAATACCTTTTCAACCAACGGCGCCAAATTAAGACACAGCGGCATTATCATTGGTAAAAATACTCAAGGCGATGAAGGGCCTGTAACATTGATTGGTGGAAATTCTCCTAATATGCTTACTTTATGTTTACGGCGAGTGGACAACGCTACTAAATTAGATGTATGGTTTGCCTTTACCATTAAAGAACTAACTTAATAAATATACATACTTAATAGGATATCTATGAAAAAGATTTTATTTGCGCTACTGCTAGCGGCCACAAGTCTAGCCAACGCTTGGGACCAACGTGCTCCACTACCAGCAGAAGCATGTCGAATACACAGCCCTTACGGCTTTGCTCAAACTCAACGTACAGCCCAACCCATTTGCCGTGAAGCATATCTAGTGGCATATGATGCTCCGGTAAAGATTCCGGTGTATGTTGCCTACACACTACTGCCACAAAATGCTCTAGGATGTTTTCCACGTACCAATGCCTTTGTTGCTGATCAAAGCCTAGGTGGTACAGGTGCTCGTCCAGATGATTATGCTGGCACAGGCTATGACAAAGGACATGCGGCTCCTGATGGCGACTTGTCATGGAGCCAGCAAGTAGAGTACGAAAGTTTTTTAATGACAAACATGTATCCCCAGCATGGAAGCCTGAATCGTGGAATTTGGAAATTACTGGAAACTTCTATACGTGGGTGGGCAGTACAAACGAACCAAAGCTATACTATATTCGTTGGAGCTATGTATGGCGCTGGTGATCCCACAATTGGTAACGGTATTATCATTCCTCATGGATATTACAAAATTGTCATTAATAACAATACGAAACAAATTGCAGGTTGGAGATTCCCACATACTAAACCTTATGTAAATTTGGGCAATGACCTAACAGTATTCCGTCAACCAGTTGCTAACATCATGCAAGAAGCTGGTGTTAAGTATGTTTTCCCAACTGGTGCTGTTGAACTTGCACCGGGACAGGAATGGCCCGTAGATTTTGGAGCACTAACTAATGCGAAACGAGCCCGATGCAAATCAGCCGACTGATAATGAATATCCAGTTTATCCAGAAGATGATGGCACAGACCGTCCTCGCAATCCCTACAGCCCTGCTTGAAGGATTGGCTAAATTTGGATGGGGTATGGTAGGTATACCCTACCCAGAATACTTTGAAAAGAATCCACCTTAGGATCCGTTGTCGTCACGGAAGCGAGCTCGCTCGCTACAGGCGTCCGCGCAATTGAACTGTCAGGCGTACTTGACTCCGTATAAAGTAAGCGGAACTAAATACTAAACTATGAGAGCCAGAGAATTTACAATAAACATACCCATTAATATCCGTATTAATGGTGACGGCCAGCCTGAAATTGACATGGGCAATGATGCACCCATTGATCCTTCTAAACCCAAAGAAGATCCTGTAATGGTTCCTCCATTACAGCAACAGATTGAATTGCAAAAAGCAGAAGTAGGCAAAAATAGTCCTATAATTCACGATCTTACTCAAGATGAGGTAGACCCAGAAACCAAAGAATTGCCGTAAAGGCACCGGAGAGAACTAGATGCCTATTAGAAAAATAGAAGCTGGTAGGGTAATTACAGTTGCTTCAAACAATTGGGTAGGTCCATACGGTACAATTTGGTATGATGAAACACTGGGGGATCTCCGCATTGGAGATGACGTTACTCCGGGCGGTCGTCAATTAACATTTTCAGGTGGTGGAGGCAGTACTGGTACTAGCATACCACTTACAGTTAGTTTAATCGGTCCAGATTACACACTGAGTAACATCGTAACCAATGTTACAAAACTAAGATTTGATTCAGATGCAGGCTTTGATGTCGTTGACCTAGGCAGCGGCGAAGTCAAGATCAGCATGAACTCAACGTTCAAGTACTGGCACGTTGATGGACAAGAACATTTAACTGCGGAAGGCATTGATCATGTAAAACTTGCCGCAGGATCAGGCATTGGGATTACCACAGACCCTAATGCTTCTACGCAAACAGTTACTTTTTCAGTATTACCTGCTACTACTGCTACATTAGGTGGTGTAAAACCTGGCAACAATATTAATATCACGCCAGATGGTACCATCTCCGTAACGCAAGGGGCTGTAATAAATAAAGTTATAGACATTCCCGATGTTAATAGTACTACACTGTCAAATGGTTCTTTGCTGGTTTATAATGAAGGCGCTAGCAGGTGGGATACAAAAAGAGAGTTGTCTATACAAGTTATAGACGGCGGTGAATTTTAAAGGACACAGCGCATGGCATCAATAATTAGAATTAAGCGATCGCAGACCGCGGGTAACCCGGGCACGTTAGGTGCAGGCGAGTTAGCTTATTCTGCGCTGACCAATAATGACAGCAATGGTGGTGACAGACTATATGTTGGTATAGGCACTGAAACTGGCGGTAATGCTGTAAATCACTATGTAATTGGCGGTAAGTATTTTACCGATATGATGGACCACACTCGTGGTACATTAGTCGCAGACAGTGCAATTCTAGTTGATGCCGATAAGAAAATCAATGAGTTATTTGTTAACAATCTAAAGTTAACAGGTAATACAATTAGTTCAACTGACACTAACGGCAATATCATTCTTGATCCAAATGGATCGGGTAATGTAATTGTAAAAACTGGTGCCAAGTTAATTGTAGAAGATTTAACAGCAACACGAGTTCCATTTGTAGGCTCGGCTAATGAATTAACTGACAATGCCAATCTTACATTCAGCACAGCCACAAACACACTAGGTACAGTCAATGTAATTGCTAGTGCTAAAGTTAAAGGTGCTGACCTACAAGCAACTAATTTAACCAGTAATAGGATAACATTTGCCGGGGCCAACGGCCTATTAGTTGATAGCAGTAATTTTACAATCAACACAGGCACAGGTAAAGTATCAATTACCGGTGAGTTGCAGGTTGATAATATTGATATCAATGGCAATGTTATTAGCTCTACTGATACTGATGGAAATATAACATTAACTCCAAATGGCACAGGAGCCGTTGTTGTTAGTAGTGGTAAACAATTAAGAGTAACAGATCTTACCACTGCTAGAATTGTATATGTAGGAGCCAGTGGAGCTCTAAAAGATTCTAACAATTTTAGATTTGATGATGGCACAAACAAACTAACTATTACAGGACAAGCCACAGTTGGTAACATCAATGTCAACGCTTCTACAATCAGCGCAATTGGTACTGACACAACAATTGATCTAGTACCAACAGGCCTAGGCACAGTCAATGTAAACAATACACGAATTACTGGATTGGCCGCTCCTAAAAATGATACAGATGCGGCCACTAAAGCCTATGTTGACGCCGCCGCTAGTGGATTACACATTCATGCTACCGCAGATGCGGCCACTACACAATCATTGGCTCTGATCATTGGCGGTACAGTAACTTATACTACTACCACTATTGCATTGAGCAACCCGTTGACCATACTTGACGGATATACACTATTAGATAAAAATAGAATTTTAGTTAAAAATGAAGCAACCACATCTAGTAACGGTATATATGTATGGTCTTCAACTGCTACTTCATTATTAACTCGAGCTGATGATTTCCAAACTGTTATAGAAATTAGTGGCGGCGATTTCGTATTCGTAGTCAACGGTACTAGAAACGGTGACACCGGTTGGGTTCAAACTGAAGTTACTACGAATATAGGTACTAGTCCAATCATATTCCAACAGTTTTCGGGTGCAGGTACATTCCTTGCAGGCGGCGGACTTGTATTAAACGGTAACAGCTTTGAAGTTGTTGGTACTAGCAACAGAATTGTAGTCAGTGCTGATGCCATAGATATTTCTAACTCTTATACTGGTCAAACATCCATTGTTACAGTTGGTGAAATCAGTCAAGGTACATGGAAAGCAGACACCGTGGCTACAAACTACGGTGGTACAGGACGAACAACATTTAACTATGGTGATATATTACTAGGTACTACCGGATCTCTACAAGTATTAGCCATGGGATTAGCGGGTCAAGTACTGCAAGTTAATCCAAATGGTAATGGTGTATACTGGGCTGAATTAGATGGCGGTTCGTATTAATAAATGACAACATTTAAATTAAAACGCAGTGATGTACCTGGAAAGGTACCGTTAACCACTGATTTAAAAAACGGTGAACTAGCCCTAAACACCACAGACGGTAAATTGTTTTTTGCCAAAACTGTGGGCACTTCAACTTCAATGGTTGTGCTATCACAGCTAAGTCTAGGACTAGTTGCTGGTACTAGTACAGTAGCCACAGTTAGTCCTGTATCAACAATTAAATTTAATCAAGACGAAGGCTTTACACTCACTAATCTAGACAACGGCGAGGTTAAAGTAGGGTTCAGCGGCGGCTATGGATTTAGATATTGGGATATAGGCGGCAGTGTTTTATCTCCGGCAAAAGACGACACTATTCATTTAGTTGCTGGTCAGGGCGTTACTATTGCTAGTTCTTCTGTAACAAATACTGTTACAATTGAATCAACAGCGGCAGCAGGCGCAAATTTAATTAAAACTTTTAATGTGCTGAACAGCTTTGATGCACCTTTGACAGGAACAGCAATTTTTGTGCCTTCGTATACTGATTATATTCGAGGAATTCAGTTAACAAATGGTGAAATGTGCTACGGAAGTTTAACTGCGGCTTTGTATAGAAACAATGAGTTACTAGGTTTTTACACAATTCCTGCAAACAGTTTTCGTGCTAGAATCACAGGACTTAATTTTAGAATAACTCCTGACGACTACTTAGCAGTAAGTATAGTATCGGGATCAGGGTTAAATTTCACGCTGGCTTTACTGAATTCTTAATTGAAAAATTCAAAAAAGCTAAATAAACACAAGAAACCATGTTAGATAGATCTGACAATTAGGAGAAAAAATAAATGGCAACACTTAACGAACTTGGTAGAAACAGCGCAGCCTTATCATACGGGCCATCTACAACTGGTGCAGACCTTTGGCCTACACTAGCCGCGCTAGACGGATGGATCAGAAATGATACGTTACAAGGAACTGTAACGTGTTCTGGTACCACAGTTACTGGTGTAGGAACCGCATTTACCACACAGGTAGAAGCTGGTTTTGTAATCATGATCGCAGGCGTTCCTAAAACTGTAGCCAGTGTTACTAGTGATACAGCACTTGAAGTTACTATTGCTTATACCACAGCCACTGTTATTGCCAGTGCTGTTAAAGTACTTAATACTACCAACAACTTGTTAACTGGTATTACTACTGCTACCAACGCAACATTCCAAATAAGGGGAGCTACTAACGGTAGAGTATACTGTGTAGCTGGTTCTCAACAAGTTACAGGCGTTGGTACATTCTTCTTGTCAGATGCAACAAACTCAGTGACATTACAGACTGTGGCAGGTACAGTGGCCATTGATACTGCCGGTAACGTAACAGGTTCTACTACAAGTTTTGTAGCACAACAAGGCGCACAAAACGGACTATATCCAGGCGATTCTATTGCTGTTACCCTAAACGGTAGAACACAATATTTTATTATCAACACCGTAACAGGTGACGGTGCGGCTACCCTAGTTACTCCTCCAGCAACAGCTATCGCCGCAGGTGCTACTATTGCCAAAGCACAGAACGGTGTAATTGGTCGTAAGATTCAGATTAACGGACGTCTACGTACTGTTACTGGTATTGCCAGCAACACAATTATGACAGTTAATACTCCTATGGACTTTACTGACAGTAACCTGCGTTACAAAACATTCCCTCGTGGTACTATTTCCAATGGTACTAACGCTACCACACAGTGGTCTTTTACTGCTCTAAGTACTGGTACTAACAGAATGCAGGTAACTGCACCAAGCGCATTTATACCCAATGGTGCAACAATATATAACATCTGGCAAGGTACTGTAGCACTTACTGCCGGTACACTTATTTCAGCACAAGAATTTGGTGGTCTAGGTACTGCAATTACACAGTCTCCGATCAACGCTGAACTAGGTACAAGCACTATTTCTGTGTCATCAAGCACAGCAATTGTTGTAGGTCAACTAATATCTGGTAACGGTGCTCCATTACTAGGTATTCAAACTGGTACATATGTCACTGGTATTGTTGGTAACTCTGCTACAATTAGCTCAACAGTTACTACCGCAATCGTTGCTCAATCAGGCTTCTTCTACACACCAGGCGGTGCTGGAACATATTTGACCACACAACCAACAACGATAGCTACTTCCGCTACCACTGTTAGTGCTGTTCGAGGTACTGGTACTAACTTCCTATGGGACCTACAAACAGGTGACCAAGTATGGATTGGTGATGAACTAAGAACTTTGAACTTTAACACACTTACTGGTACATTGAGTTCTAGTATTCCTACAGCGGCTACTAACTATGGTTATACCACAGATTATGCTGGTTACAGCGGTGTTGCAACTAACGTGTTACGTCAAACTTATTTTGGATCATCATTCAAACGTGATGAATCTTACATCACAATGAGTGCATTCCCTGCTACAATTTCTAACGTGGTACAAACTGAAATTCGTCAAGGTGATGATTTGATCATTGACGGTACTGAAGTTACTATTGCACAGATTGTTAATACAAGCACAACAGCTTTCCGTTTAACACAAGACTTTTCACACACTCCTAATGCTTTACAAGTTTACAAGAAACGTAAACTACACGGTTTTGTATTAGAAGGTACACGTGAAGGCGGCCCGGGCCAATCATACTACGGTTTGTCAACAGCCACTCAAGGTATTAAGTGGAGCCAATTAACCAGCATTACTGCAACAACCAGCGTGTTGTATGATATTGGTGCTACACAGATTTTAGTGTCAGCGGTTCCGTTTACTAACACTGCATTACCTAACCACTTTATTAAGATCAGTGGCGCTGGTGGTGCTCCGATCGCCCTAACTGGACAAATTAACAGTGCTGTGGCAACCACTACACTAACTGGTCTTAACACACAGTTTACAACACAGCTACACATTGGTGCAGAAATTATTATTGCTGGACAACATTTAGTTGTTATTGCAATTAACAGTGATACCAGTATGGTAGTACATGCGGCTGTAACTGTAACTGGTCCAACACCGTTGTACAGAAGTGTTCCGTTGTACACATATATTGCGGCCATTACTGGTAACTTGATCACATTAGGTACTCCAATTAGGCATCCAGTATACTCCACTGGTGTTGCAGCCAATAACCCACCGTTGGTGTTCTTCATGGCTCACAGTGCAGACTTTATTGAGTATGTATACAGTGCGCCTAACAAGAGTGCTGACGCAGTGCCGTTATTAAACACCAGTAACGATCGTAAGTATTTTGGTATTCGTTACTGGCCACTGCTATCTAACACACAGGTGTTGACCACAGGTACTGGTACTATTGCGGCAGCTACTGCTGGTATTGCAACTCCAGTATATGAGCGTTGGGCGGCAGCTTATGGCGGCGCACACGGCGTTGGTATTAACATGTCTGATCAGTCTGGTGGCACTATGGTAGTTGGTACACAAACTACAACAGCATTTACTGTTGGTAGCCCAATTACTGGTTCAATCACTACATCCATGCAAGCTCAGGGAACTGCTGGTAACAGTATTACAGCATTAACATCTGCTCAGGGTACACAAGGTCTAGCTAACTCTGCATACACTATGTCACAGTCTTATACATCAGGTCTTGGTGCAACTACTGTGTTTGGTCTAAACGGTGTTTTTGACATTCAGTCATTGACACAGACCACAGGTGGATACTTGTATCTATTTGCTAACCCACGTTACTTTGTACTACAAGGTAAGAGCTACTCAAACATCCAAACGCAATGGCAGGGTGTTATTGAGTTTGAACGTGCTCAACCAGAAGATACTGGTAGTGGACTTGGAACTAGTGCAGGTATTGTTTACTCAACACTAGTAGGTGGCTCACAGTTGGCACAGGGTTTCTCCGGTGCACCAACTAACACCACAGCGGCTGGTTTCTCACAGTCAATCCAGTATATTCCTGGTATTGCTCCGTGGCCATGCTTTGCGTACTTTAATAGTAACAGATTCCCAGTTGGATCAGCGCAGAATGCTACATTACCAGTAGCTTCTCTATATCCAATCCATGGTGGTATTTTTGCTACTCCACGTGTACGTAACTCCGTAGGCGACCTAGTTGGTATTAATGCCCACATTTACAGTGCGGCAACTATTACCACTGGACGTTGGGGCCATACAGTTGAATTTGGTGCTACTGGTTCTTATACCAGCCCTGGTACATTGGCAAACAATGCATTACCAATTCAACCAACTAACTCAGTACCTCAGATCCACATGGGGCAGATTGTTCCTGTGTATACTAACGTATATAACAGCAAGCGTTTCATGTTTAGTCCTGTAGTTGTTCTTGGACCAGCATACGATCCTGATATCCGCGGACGTATTTACGGATTGAAAGTTCTACCGAGCGCATTGGGTACATTAATGGATACTGTAAGTATCACAGTTGATAGTAACTCGTTCTATGATTCAACACAGAGTGCTAAGGATCACTGGGTCATTGGTACTCCTCCAACAGCCGGTGCATTGTCTGGACAGCAAACTGTTGTAACATACAGATTTACTACCTTACAGAATGCTACAACAGGACCTCAACAGTCTTGGAGAAGTTTGGAAGATACTAACACTCAGGCTACATCAGGTGCGGCAAGTACGTTTGTTAATAACTTCCGTTGGGCTTTACCTGCTTAATTAATTAAGCAACATAAAATAGCCGCTCTTTTTAGGCGGCTATTTTTTTAGGTAAATATTCACATGCCCATTACTATTCGATTTCCTGCGCCCGGCTTTCCTTTAGGCAAACAAATTATTACACCTCTTTCCAATTTTAGTGGTCGAGGCTTTGATGGCGGCTCATTTAAAAACATTTTAATCAACAGTGAAAATCAAGGGTCATCTACCTGGATCATTAATACGGGCACTGTTGTTGCCCCTTTAGCAGATGGTACCACTGTAGTAACCTATGCTCCAAAAATTAACAATGCCACATCTTGGTACCAAGAGTATTCAATAGCATCAGACGCACTATCTACTGAACTTGTTAACCACGGAGCATTACCTGTAATTACCGGCGTTCCATTTGTTGGACAATTTCTAACTGTTAGTACAGGTACGTGGTACGGAGATAGTATTAGTTTTAGCTATCAATGGCAACGAGGCACAGTTAATATAGATGGTGCAACTAGTAGCACATATTACATAGACCCAGCAGATGAAAACTTTAAATTAAGATGTTTGGTAATTGCCAGCAGTGGAGCAGAAAGTACAATTAGTAAAAGCACCAGCACAGCCGTTATTGCTGGCGCTCCGATAAACATATCACCTCCTGTATTGAGTGGAACACAGTCAATTGGATCTACACTGAGTGTAACTACAGGCACATGGACTGCTGATACTGCACTTACATTTACATATCAATGGTATAGGACCAATGTTGTTATAACAACATCAACAGCCAGTACCTATATAATTCAAGGTATCGATGCAGGATATATATTAAATTGCTTAGTAAGAGCCACTAATACACGTGGTGCATATCATACAACTTCGTCAAACTATACTGGAATCATCTCAGGTCCTCCTATTAATACGTTTGCTCCAATTGTATCTGGTTCTATTGTATTAGGTGGCACGCTATCAATATATGATGGTTTATGGGTAGGATACCCTACTCCTACATTTACCTATCAATGGCAACGAGGAACTACTGATATTGCAGGCGCTACTGCTTCTACTTATGTCTCAGTAATAGGCGATATAGCATCTACGATTAGAGCAAGAGTAACTGCTACTAATGGACTAGGAAGTAGTAGCACCTTTTCAAATTCAACTCTGGAAATTTCTACAGTACCTACAAATACAGTGGCTCCAGCAATCACTGGAACTATATATGTAGGACAGACATTATCTGTTACCACTGGCACATGGACAGGATATCCTGCACCTACCTATGCATATCAGTGGACACGTATTTCGGCAACAGCAATATCAGTATCAGGAGCGGCAACATTCACTACTCCCGGAACTACTACATGGACCTGTCCAACGGGCGTTACTAGTGTAAATGTAGTATGTGTTGGTGCAGGTGGCGGCGGTGGCCTTGCTGGTGCCCAAGGCGGTGGCGGCGGTGGCGGCCTAGCATGGGGAAATAATATTCCAGTTACACCCGGTACAGTCTATACTGTTGTAGTTGGCCAAGGCTTCCTTAATGCACCCGGCGGCACTAGCTATTTTAGCAATACTAATGTAATTTCTGCACTTGGTGGCAGTACCGGTACCAGCGCTACTGGCACCCCTGGCGGTGTCGGCGGCAGCTATTTTGTGGCTGCTTCTATTACTTCTCAGGGCGGCGGCAGTGGAGGCAATGGCGGAGCGGGCTCGGGCTTCTCGGGCGGAAGTTCCAGTGGCTTAGGAACGGGCGGTGGTGGTGCCGGCGGCGGTGCCGGCGGATATACAGGTAATGGTGGTGCCGGTGGTAACACCTTCTCGGGGAATGGTGGATCCGGCGCCGGAGGTGGTGGTGGTGGCGGTGCCGGCTCAAGTGCATTTGGCACTGGTGCTGGTGGTGGTGGTGGCGTTGGAATATTT